ACAGTTTATCTATCGTGCGGGGTGGAGAATCATATGAGTTACTTGTTCAACGATTTGGTGGGTTTCAAAGCGGATGCGATTGACGGTTTCAATCGTCTTCGAGTTTCCGAGCCATTTACGCTGTTTGATTCGCAACACCGCTATCAAGAAAACGACAAGTGGAGTACCATCACCGCCACGGGTGGAACACATTCATTCAACGCCAACGAAAGCGTCATCAATATGCAAATCGGCTTGACCGCTGGTAGCAAGGTGTACCGTGAAACCAAGCGTGTGTTTGCGTATCAACCCGGCAAGTCATTGTTGGTGCTGAACACATTTGCGATGAATCAACCGCACCAAAATCTGCGTCAACGAGTCGGATACTTCGGCGAGAAAAACGGCGTGTATTTTGAACAAGATGGTTTGACCGCATACATCACGCTTCGTTCGAATGTGACAGGAACCGTAGACAGCACCACTCGCCGAATTCCACAGTCAAGTTGGAACAGCGATACTTTCGATGGCAACGGAGCAAGCGGTCGTGTGCTGAGTGTTACGGGTGCAAACATTTTCTGGATCGATGTGGAATGGCTTGGTGTTGGCGATGTGCGAACGGGTTTCTTCGTAGACGGCAAGCCTGTGATTGCTCACACATTCCACAACGACAATCTCAACACCACCACCTACATGACAACCGCAACGCTTCCTATTCGTTACGAACTTGAGTCTATCGGAACTGGTGTGACTGGAACCGTGAATGGTCAGGGTATCACGGGCGCAACCATGAAGCAGATTTGCAGTAGCGTGATGAGCGAAGCGGGATACCAAGGATTCAGCCGACGATACAATGTAAGCACCGATGGAAATCCCAGAACGGGGATTTCGTTGACACAGTTGATTCCTATCATTTCGATACGCTTGAGTCAAGACCGATTGGATAGTGTGATTGTTCCGTCCAACATCAGCGCATTGATTACATCGAGCAACCAAGCCGCAGGCACACGAGCGGTCGAGTACCGAGTTGTGTTGAATCCGGGTCTGTCGGGAGCATCGTGGCAAAAGCACTACAACGGAAATGTTGAATACGACCTTTCAGCCACATCAATCACCGCAACAGGAAATGATATTATCGGTGGATTTTTTGACCAAACTGGTGTTTTGGACATCTCTTCTGTTAACGACTTTAACTTTCAACTTGGACGCACTCAAACAAGCATAACGGGAGCCACAGGAACAAGCGATGTGTTTACTCTTCTCATGCGAGCATTTCAAACTCAAACCGATGTGTCGGCTGACTTGAGTTGGTTCGAAATCATCTAAGGAGCAACTATGGGGTTAGCATTTCCCGCAAATCCTTCGGTCGATCAGGTGTACACCTACGGTTATTCGAGTTGGCGTTGGGATGGTTACGCATGGAATGCTTTTCCTTCGGCTATGTTACAAGTTCAGATTGTGGCTTCGGAAGTTTCTGTTTCTGCACCTTTAACTGGAAACTATGAAGGAAAAATCTGGTATAATTCTGATGAAGGTAAATTTTACATTTATTATCAAGATAAGTGGGTTGGAGTTGGTTAATTTCTTTAGATAAATAAACTATATGGCTGAATTAAGTTTTCCAACTGGACCGTCTGACGGACAAATCTACGCACCAAATGGTACAACATCCGATTATTGGGTGTGGAACGATACTAATGGATATTGGCGTATTGTCCGAGTTCAAGTTTCTTCTTTGAATGGTCTTACGGGACCTGTTGAAGTTGCTGCTGGTTCTAATGTTACCGTCACAGTAGTAGGTCAGGCAATACAAATTGCTTCTAGTGGCGGTGGAGGTGGTGGAGGTAGTGGAACTACAGGACCAACGGGACCAACGGGACCAACGGGACCAACGGGAGACACTGGTCCTCAAGGTATACAAGGACCAACGGGACCAACGGGACCAACGGGAGACACTGGTCCTCAAGGTATACAAGGACCAACGGGACCAACGGGAGACACTGGTCCTCAAGGTATACAAGGACCAACGGGATCAACGGGAGACACTGGTCCTCAAGGTATACAAGGACCAACGGGATCTCAAGGCAACACAGGACCAACAGGACCTCAAGGAATCACAGGTCCAGTTGGAGATTATGTTATTAGTTTTAATGGTGCCACTGGCGTTATTGTTTACGCTCCACCCCTCGCCACATCAAGCGTCACGGGTGTCGCCTCGTTCAACTCATCCGACTTCACGGTTTCATCGGGTGCTGTCAGTCTCACTAATACCGCCCGAACCAACACCGCCAACACCTTCACTAACTTACAGACATTCAACGCTGGTCTCAGCGCACAAAGTCTAAATGTCTCTCAAGGTGCGACCTTTGATGGCGACATTTCTTTTTTGAACAGCGCATCTTATACGCTTTTGGTTCAACCTCAAACTCGCTTTGAGGCTGATGTTACAATAGATGGAGCATCGCTTTCGGCGGCAGGCAACATTTATGTTGGCAACAATATCACTTTGACGGCAATAAGCGGTCAAGTGAATGCCACTACATTTGTGCAAGGTGGCAACAATGTGCTTGATTCGTCTAGTTCTGTTGCTTATACGGATGCAACCAACACCTTCTCGGAACGGCAAATATTTACTACTGGTATAACGGGCAATCTGTCGCTCAACAGCAACAAGATTACCGACCTGTTGACACCCACCAACACATTTGATGCCGCCAACAAATACTATGTGGACAGCATCGCCGCAGGTCTCAACTACCATCCCAACTGCCATGTCGCCACAACTGTTGCGCTCGGTGCGACATACGACAACGGACTCACGGGCGTGGGTGCGTACCTTGAAGCGTTGGTGAACGGTTTCATTGGTCAGATTGACGGTCACACGGCTGATTTCAACGACCGCATTCTTGTGAAAGACCAAACAAGCAACATTGAAAACGGCATTTATTATGTGTCGCTTACAGGTAGCGCAAGTCAAAAGTGGAAACTGATTCGTGCCAGCGATGCTGACAACAGTATTCCGGGTCAGGTGGCAGGCGGCGATACGGTTTATGTTGAAGAAGGTATCACCAACGGCGGCGCAGGCTTTGTGTTGATTGGCACTTCGGGTGTGGGTCTCACGCTCGGAACCAGTCCCATCGTCTGGACGCAATACACGGGCGTGGATGTGACCACCGCAGGTAGCGGTTTAGTTAAGATCGGCAACACACTCAATGTGAATGTTGACAACTCTACTATTCAGATTATCGGCGATGCACTTCAACTCGTCAACTCGTCGGTGTCGGTAAATGCGGGTACGGGACTCGGTGGTGGAGGCTCGGTTGCTCTTGGTTCGTCAGTCACGCTCTCTAACACTGGTGTGCTGTCGTTCAACGGCTCCACAGGTGCGATTACCTATGCTCCACCTCTTGCCACTTCAAGTGTGACGGGTGTAGCGTCATTCAACCCGAATCACTTTTCGGTCAGCGTAACAGGAACAGTCAGCATCACGGGTTCGTATCAAACATCACTTTCAAGACCTTTCTTGTTCTCAGGAATGTAATCTATGGCAGACACGGTAAAAATCTTAGGTCAATCGGCTCCAAACGCCACAACCGAAACCGACTTGTATACGGTTCCCGCCGCCACAAGTGCGGTTGTGAGCAGTATCGTCGTGTGCAATCGTGGAACCACAAGCACCACCTTTCGCATCTCGGTAAGTCAAGCGGGTGCGGCTACTACAAACAAAGACTACTTGTATGACGATATTACCATCGGCGGCATGGACACATTCGTGGCCACAATAGGCATCAGCCTTGCAACAACCGACAAGATTCGGGTGTATGCAGGCAACGCCAATCTTTCATTCAACGCTTTTGGAGTGGAAATCACATGATAATCGGAGCAAAAACAGTCATACATCAAGTGACTGAAAACGTCTTGGTTCCTTTGGATATACTTTCGGCGAACGAGGGTTCGGACAATATTATCCTAACCGCAACAGAATCGGGGCAAATCCGTGTTCAACTCAGCGGTTCATCAACCTTAGACAGAACTTTCAGTTTTCAAGACTTTTATAATCACATCGCATCCATATGAGCCACTCTTATACATCAAATGAATATCTTGTGCGAGGCGATACGGTTCTTAGTACGAACTGGTTTTCCAGCGTTGTGAACACCACAGTCAGCCTGACATCTCAATCCGCACATTGTTTCTATCTTGGCCCATCGCCATCCGCTTCTCTTACTGGTTGTGGTATTGCGATGTTTATGTCGGTGACGGGAACAGATGTCACATGGGCGGAAGCGGGTATTTGGAAGGGTTCTTATCCAGAATCATTAACAACGGGTGTTCCTGCCACCGCCTCCGCTCCGTTTGCTCAAGCCGAATTGTTTCCGTCTTCGCTTTCAAGAATGGGAACCGTCAGCATCGTCAGCGGAACCACAGGATTCAAAGCATTTGATTGCCCATTCAACGGTTCCACTTGCGCCATCGGAGATGAATTATGGGTTGCCGTTGGATTTTCAGCGAGTGTTTGTAGCACTCTTTGGGCCACATCTGCAGAGTATATTCAGAGCGGTATGTATTTGACGGTTGCGTTGACCAATCAAAGATTGTCCGATATGACTAACCCCGCAACCAGTTTCGCTTATGGAGCGACAACGACATATGTTCCTCGTATTACGGTGAAATTGAATGGCTAATAACTCACTCAACAGAACACCTTTGGTAGTAGGCTCTCGTTTTGCGCCGAGTGGCGGTAGAGTTTGCGTTGACGGAACGACTTTAGCAACAGTGTCGGCTTACAGTTTTACCATGTCCTCCACATGGAGAGCCGTGTTTGTGGGATATGCTCCGATTACGGTCGGTGCTGTTTCCATGAACTTTTTCCTGAAGACACCTGCGAGTTATACTGGCGCACCTTCAAACTACTATATGGAAATTGGTTTGTGTAAAGGATTATACAATTTTCAAATGAGTGGTGTGAATACTCTATCCGTTTTATCAACGGTAAATATTCAAGGGATCATCAACAGCACCACTAACGGTGCTACCGCAGGATTGAAACGAATTGTTTTTGGACACACAGCGTCACCCATCACGGGCACGACAATATCCATCGGAACGCCGCTGTGGATTGTGTTCGGATACAACGCAACAGGTGGTACGGGTGTTGTTGCCCCAATTTTAACTGGCGGTGGATTTGACCCAAACGCATCGGGGATACTTTCAAGCGGACACGGCGCATCCGTGCTTGCCATATCAAATACCGTAGGACCAGGAGCAAATTTTCCAGTCATACCCGATGCCCCCACAAACAACTTTCCTTGGTTTTCGTTGAAATATTATACAGGGAGAGCATAATGTCACACAATTACGCAGTTCCGTTTGATAATGTCAACAACACGACCAATACTTTTTTTTCATCGGCTGTTTTCAATGGAACAAGCAGTAGCGCAACATATCGCTCGCCCACAACCGCTGACGGAAAACAACCGTATTTTTATTACATGGGCATCGCAGGAATCAACAGCGAAAACGCCGAAGTTCAATACATCGTTGACACAGGAACCGCCGTGTCAATCAGTTGGGCTGAAATTGGAATATTCCGAGGCGATTTCACACTTGGCGGCGGTGCTTCGTTGACAAGACTCGGATATACCGACATTTCGGCGCAAGTGTATGGCGTTGGAACAGGCGTTGCAAACCGAAAGAAAGTAAATGTTACGCTTGACCCACCGATAAAAGTTGGTGACCAACTTTGGGTTGCGGTTGGCATGAGCGCATCAACCATGTGTCAGTTTCATGGATATGCTCGCCCCGATGAAATACGGTCTGGTGTGTTTCAAACCATTACTGGAGGCGGCAGACCAAGCACTCTTTCGGTTCCCGTCACCACAACGGTCGTAACCAACCCTGCATTCTATGGCCATTATGTTAATTTAAATTTAATTTAAAATATGGAGTTAACTTATGCCTGCAGCTGTTAGAAAAGGTGATGTTTGCACGGGACACGGATGTTTTAGAAGTCGTCCTAATGCACAAGCATCTAATAATGTTTTTATAAACGATCGCGGTGCGCATCGTTTAGGAGATTCATGGAAAAAACATTGTTGCGATTCGTGCCACATAGGTTTTCTTGCCAAAGGTTCTCCAAACGTTTTTGTGAACGATAAACCGCTAGGAAGAGTTGGTGACCCCATAACATGCGGTTCTTTTTGCTTGCAAGGCAGTTACAATGTGTTCTGCAACAGTTAATATAAATAATATAGAAATTTATGAGTAGAATAATAAACAACCGAGATTTAGACTTGAGTTTCACTCGTCACCCGTTTACAAACGATGTTAATCAGTTTGTAGAGAGTGATAGCATCAAAAGATCATTAAGAAATTTATTGAGTTTTAAAAAATATGAAAAACCTTTTCATCCCGAAATAAGTTCGGGTATTTTTGATTCACTTTTTGAGAATTTTTCTCCATTGTTTGCTGATGCAGCCAAAACATTGGTAAAAAATTTAATTGAAAAGTACGAGCCGAGAGTCAATCTTTACGATGTTGTTTTTTTACCAAACATAGATGCCAATCGCATCAGTTTAACTTTAATATACACAATAGCAAACAGCACAACACCAGTAAATTTTACATTTTCAATAGCAAGAAACAGATAAAATGGCAACAACAAATCTTAAAATCGACGCTTTAGATTTTGATGATATAAAAAATAATCTTAAACTCTATTTAAGAAGTCAAAATCAATTTAAAGATTATGATTTTGAAGGTTCTGGATTAAACATTCTTCTTGACGTTTTGGCTTATAATACACACTATCAAAGTTATTATGCTAATATGGTAGCAAACGAAACATTTTTAGATAGTGCTTTGCTAGACCCATCGGCAATATCTATAGCCAAACATTTGAATTATGTTCCCAAATCGTATCGATCAGCGGTTGCTTATGTTGATGTTGAATTGTTTTTGGACGAAACTGATCCCGATGACGTTCCAATTATAGAAAGCATCATAAACAAAAACAAATTTATATTGGCTGGAGAACAATTTAGCGGAGAAATCGGAAGCGAAACTTATTTGTTTAGTGCCACCAAAAATTTTCCAATAAGCTATGAAAATGGCTCTTATGTAGCTCGCGCAGTAGAAATAAAAGAAGGTGTAGACAAATCCACAACTTATGTTTACGATCCAAATTCAAATATCGATCAAAAATTTTTAATTCCCGATTTAAATGTTGACACTTCTTCAATAATCGTAAGAGTTTCTCAATCAGTTACCAACAACACTGGTATCGAAACAATATGGACACAAGTTTCAGACATAAACAATTTGGATACCGAATCGAAAGTTTATTTTTTACAACAAAATGCTGATAAATTATACGAAATATATTTTGGTGATGGTGTAATTGGCCAAAAACCAAATGCTGGTAACGTAATTTCTATATTTTACAAAATTTGTAACGGATCGGCAGGAAATGGTATAGGTTTGAATGATACAGACACGCGAAGAAGCTTTAGATATTTAGAAAGAAACGCTTCACAAACTACTTTGTTGAAAAGTGCAGTTGATGGAAAGTATTCTTCATCGTTTGGTGGTAGCGAAAGCGAAACAATTCAATCGGTAAAATATTATGCGCCAAGAAACTATCAAGCACAAGAACGTGCTGTCACTGCTGAAGATTATCGAGTAGTTTTAGCGCAACAATATGGCGATCAAGCCGAAGCTATTTTTGTTTGGGGCGGTGAAGACAACGATCCTCCTGTGTATGGAAAAGTTTATGTTTCAGTGAAACCAAAAAATGCAACAAAATTAACAGATTTGCAAAAATTGGCTATAGCTAAAAATATTCTCAAACAAAAAAGTATTGTTTCAGTTATTCCCGAAATAGTTGATCCAGATTATCTTTATATTGTTTTAGATTTAAATATAAAATACAATTCAGCCAAAACAACACTTGCAAAAGAAACACTCGAACAAAATATTAAAAATTTAATTTATGCGTATGGTGTTGAAAATATTGGAAAATTTGATCAAGAATTCAACGAATCATTGTTTGTTTCGCATGTAAATGACAATTATAATCCTCCGGTAATATCATGCAATATAGATTTACAACTCACTAAAAAATTTGAACCAAATCTTACAACCATAACGAATTATACCATCAATTTTGACAACGAGTTGTATCACCCAATCGATGGCTTTACACCCATATTAAGTTCTTCTAGTTTTGGATATCAAGATGCCACAAGCACCGATACGCCAAAACCAAATGTGGATGTTAGTATGGATGATGATGGTAGAGGAAACATAAGAATTTATAAATTAGTGAATGGATCAAAAATTTATATAAATGAAACAGCAGGAACTATCGATTATACAACTGGAAAGATTAAACTTCCAAATTTTGTTCCTCAATATTTGAATCCTGAAACAAACACTACAATATCTTTGACTGTAATACCTAAATCAAACGATATTTCTGCTAGAAGAAATCAAATTTTACTTTTAAACAGCGAAGATATAACTGTAACAGCTACACCTCAAACTTTAAGATACGATCCTTATTCGGCATCTGCAACTGCATTCCGAGGAACCAATTGATAAATGTCTAAAGATTTTAAAAGTTTAGATAAATTATCTCCGCTAGTGCAGACTCAAGTTCCTGAGTTTGTTCGAATCGATCATCCTACGTTTGTTGCATTTTTAAATGCGTATTACGAATGGTTGGAAACTCAAGGAGCATATCTTCGCAATCCTATGGATTTGGCAAAAGTAAAAGATATAGACACAACATTCGACGAATATATCAAATATTTTAAACAACAATATCTTTTAGATTTTCCAGAATCTTTTGCTGTAAATCAAAATACAGGCGATCCAGTCGAACCAAAAACTATCGTAAAGTATATAAAACAGTTTTATCGTGCAAAAGGAACCGAAAAAACTTTTGAATTTTTGTTCCGAGTATTATACGATACAAATGTTGAATTTTATTATCCTAAAGTTGATATATTGAAAGCATCCGATGGTAAATGGATACGTCGAAAAACTATTCGAGTAGCTGGTTCACAAGGACAACGATTATTTGAAAGCAGCGGAAGAAAAATATATCAGGGTGACGCTAGCGGTGTTATAAAAGGTTCAGCTTCTGTTGTTGCTGTGTCCAAATATCAATTTGGATCTTTTTTCATATACGAACTTGAAATTTCAAACATAAATGGAACTTTCAATACAACATTCCCGTTGCAAATTGAAGTAAACGGAGAAACAATAAGAGAAACTAAAATCTATTCGGTTGTAACTTCAATAACAATAACAAATGGTGGATCAAATTATCGTGTCGGCGATCGAGTTGTTTTTACCAATGCATCGGGAGATATAGGTCAAAATGTTAAAGCCAAAGTTACCGAAGTGAGTTCATCGGGAAAAATATTGGTGATAACCATCGAAGAATTTGGAATAAATTATTTAACTGCTCCAACTATAACTGTGTCTTCAGAAAAAGGAACAGGGTTTGCTGGAACTTGCTCGGTGGGCGCTGTTTGTAATTTTGCTGGATATTATGCAAACAATGATGGTAGATTAAACACCAACAAAGTAATTCAAGATAGCCACTACTATCAGAATTATTCTTATGTTTTAAAAACAGAAATTATTATTGATAGGTATCGAGAAGCATTAAAAAGATTAATACATCCTGCAGGTTTTGCATTTTTTGGTCAAATATCGTTAAAACGTTGTGTGCAATCGAATCTTGATGCAGAAAGTGCGTTGGTAAAATATGAAGTACCTTTGATAGGACATTATGTTCCTTACACAAACAAAACTAGCGATGATTTGAAAGAATGGTTTACGGTTGGAGCAACATCATACGGTTATAGTCCTCTTGTGCATGATACTATATTGAATCAAGAACCAAATCCAATACAAGCACAAATAAATTTTCTCATACCGAACTCTCCGCTTGTTGACGTTGGATTTCCCAAAGCCGATCCTTGGTGGATCATTTATCAACATCCAAATCGTAGAATAACCAATACGGTAGTCGCAAGAATCGAACATAATCTATATGGATTGTATGGTTTAACGCAAGGTTCGGCTCGTGGAAAAACAGATTTTCTTTTCGATGATAATGTTCCTTTAGGTGTTAACGTTTCTCAATTGAGTGGATCTTCTCAACAAAATCCAAATCTTTTTGCAAACGCTTGGAACGAGTGGACATTAACGGGAAATCAAAAACGCGAGCAATGGGCTGATGGATTTACGAATGGATTTAAATATGCTACGTTGAAATATAACAATTCAACAGAATTTAGAAAAATAACTGTTGGTAGTTTTTTTAATATGCCTCTTGGAGAACAATTCGATTGCAATCTCGAATGGAACCAGCAAATAAATAATGGTAATCCAAACAGTATAAGCCAATACACAACTTATTATTTGAACACGTCCACTACTGGTGGTCAAACGGGTGCCACTGCATCATGAAAAATACAATAAATATCCAAAGAAAAGTTGTAAAGCAAATGTTAAGGAAATCGTATGCCAGTATGTGACCCATTTCTTCAAAATTTTAGACAATATTTAATTCAAGATTTTTATCAAAATTTTGATGTTTTTTCTGGCGAAACTTTTTTTGTTGGAATCGGCAGATCAAATCCTTGGATAACAGCTGCTGGTGTTAATTCCGATAATGTTCCACCTAAAAATGTAGATTCAACAAGCTCTAGTATAGATTTTTGGCAAAAAGCATTTGCCTTTAAAAAGATTCAAAAAGATATGGTTTCGATTGTGGTGCGTCGATACGATTGGGAACCTAATGTAGTTTATAGCCCTTACCGCGATGATGTAGATTTATACGATGATGAAGATCCTTCGGCATTTTATGTTTTGGTGGATGAAGTTAGAGTTTACAAATGCATCGACAACAATTATGGGTCTGCATCAACCGAAGCACCAACTCACACTGATGCTCAAATAAGAACGCTCTCGGATGGATATCGTTGGAAATTTTTGTATTCAGTTCCTGAAAGCAAAAGAAAATTTTTAACTAAAACTCAAGGTAGCTCTCGCGGCTACATGCCAGTTGAATATGTTACTCAAATATACGAAAATGACGATCGACTTCTTCAATATGAAGTTCAAAAAGCTGCGATAACAGGATCAATTGATTTTATTGATATCGATCAAGGTTTAAGAAATTTTACAGTTTCGGATCGTGTTTTATTTTACGACGAAGCAAATCAAGTTGTTGGTGGAACAGCTGCGGGTTCCACATCGGTTAGTATAGGTGGTTCTAAATTAGTATATCAAAACGATTACTACAACAACATGACCATAAAATTTGAAAGCGGTAACGGTTCTGGTCAACAAAGAAGAATTGTAGATTACACGGTAAATGCCGATTCAACTGCTACAGTGGTTTTGTCCACTCCGTTGAATTATGGAGTTTCGGGTGGTGCATCTGCAACCATTTATTCGATACTTCCAACCGTAACCGTGATTGGAGATGGTCAAGGTCTGAGTGATATATTAAACACATCTGCTACGGCTGCGGAAATTACAGTTACGTTTTTGAGTACAACTGCAGGTTCAACTTCCGATTCGTGTGTTTGTGAAAGCACCACAAGAAGATTTTTGGATCGTTTCGAATTGATCAACACTGGTAAAAACTACACATATGCTGATCTGAAAGTTGTGGCTGGATTGACATTCACCGAACGTTTAAATTATGGATTGAACGATTTGGCGGATGCTGTGATATCGCCATTTGGTGGTCATGGATCCAATCCTGTGAAAGAATTGGGCGCTTCATCTTTGATGATTGTAACCAATTTTGAAACCGACGAAAATTCTAAAATAACAACCGAAAACGACTACCGTCAATTTTGCTTGATTCAAAGTCCGTTGTTGAACAAAAAACAAATTCGTTTCAACATGTATGATGCTGGTTTAACCAATTCATTTACTGTAGGAGCAACAGCATATCAAGGAATGACTGGAGCAGGTGGTTACACTGGATACGATTTGGCTTTTGGAAAAATCTTAGCATGGAAACCAGGACGTTTAGGTACAACTGGAACTTCCGAATTGACTATAGGAAACATAACAGGTGGAAATTTCCAAGTTGGTGGATTTATAAACGGTATAACCACCCAAGAAATAACTGAATTGTTTGAGAAAACTATTGCAGGAACTGAAAATAGATTTTTAAGACGCTTGCGAATGGTTCCTTATGCGTCTCTTCTTTTTGATGCGAGCGGAACCGATTTTACTCCAAACAAATACGCTATAAGTATTGGAAACACTGCGGATCGTATGGTTTCTTCATTCTCGCGTGGTAAAATATACAAATGGACGCCTAAAATAGGCACAAATCTTGTTGGAGATTTGTATTTGGAATATCCTCGTGGCGATTTTCAAATAAATGAAAACATAACGCAAGTGTATCCTGAGTATTTGTATCCAGGCACAACTGGTCCCATAGCAAAAATTATAGAAATACGAGATTTCGAAGAAGCTGAAGAAACTGTATACGATCAAACTGTGCGTTTGGCTCTTAATTATGACGGTTTAAAACAATTTGATACAGATTCTTTTGTTAAAGATGCACTTGTTTCCAATTCTTATGCTTCTGGATATGTTATGGATTGGGTTCCTGCAACAGGAGCAACCACAGGAAACATCAGAATTTTACCAATAAAAGGTAATTTTGAAACAAATCAAAACTTGATATATACTGATAGTGGAACTACAGGTGCTACAATAACATCTGTGCTTTCCGAACCAGAATTAAAGTATAATTCTGGTACAATATTACATTTGCAAAATATTCGTCCAGTAGAAAGATCACCAGAACAAAAAGAAGAAATAAAACTTGTAATTGAGTTTTAAGGGAGTATTAGATGGCTTACGATCCAACAGTATTTAACGTAGATCCTTATTACGACGACTACGATGATAATAAAAAATTCTTAAGAATTTTATATAAGCCTGGTTATGCTGTTCAGGCTCGTGAGCTTACGCAAGCTCAAACTATAGCTCAAAAACAAGTTCAACGTTTTGGTGATCACATATTCAAAGACGGTAGCGTTGTAACGGAAAGTCAAGTATTTACTTCCAAAGGTAAATTTTTAAGAATTTCTAGTTTAACTGGTTACGCTGGTGTTTCTATTGACGACTTTGAAGGTCTTACTGCAACTGTAAGCGGAAAAAACACAGTAAAAGTCACTGCTGTTGTTTCTAGTTTGAGTGGTTCAAGCAAAGATACAACACCAATTTTCTTTTTTAGCGAATATCTTGCAGGAGCAACAGGATTCAGTGCTGGTGATATTATAACTAGTAATTTTAATGGCACCACCATAAGTGCTACAATCACTGGCGGTACGGCTCCTTATAACGATTATAGTTATGCTCCAAACAATTTGCCATATTCTGGTGAAGCAACATTGGTTGGTATCGACAAAGGTGTTCGGTACATAAAAGGATATTTTGTTAATCATGATGCTCAAAAAATAGTTGTTTATGGTGTAACTGGTTCTTCTCCTAATACATACAGAAAGTTTAATAATTTAAATTCTCTGATTCGTTTTGATACAACCAATACAATAATAACGCCAACCGATGATGAAAGTTTGAACGATCCAGCCTTCGGATCATATAATTACGCAGCACCTGGAGCAGATCGTTATCGTTTGGATTTGAATTTAACACAAAATCCACTCGGAACCACTTCGCAATATACATTAGCTATTTTTGAAAACGATGAAGTAACTTATCGTTCCAATTATCCAGAATATAATGTTCTTGCAGACGAACTTGCACGCAGAACTTATGATGAATCTGGAAATTATACCGTAAATGATTTTCAGATTTTTGTGGAAGGATATACATCTGATAATCAAGAAGGTATTGTAAAAATAAACATAGGTCCAGGTAAAGCTTATATTTTTGGTTACGAATTCAATAGCGTTGGAGTAAAAAGTTTAACTGCATCAAAAGCAAGAGAATACACAACAACAAACTTTTTAACAGAAGTTCCGTTTGTTGTTGGTAATGATTTGTATGTAACTAAAAACACATCGCTTACAGCTTTTGTTTACGATAAAATAAATTGGAATGGTGCACCTTTATTTTACTTGAGCACAGGAACATCAGGAGCTTATTCTGCAGCAGGCACTGTGAGAATCGGCAAATATGATGCTTTGGAAGCAACGCAAAATGTTCACGTATATGATGTTCGTCTTGTTAGTGGTGTAAGCCCAACCAATGTAAAAAGAATATTTTATCCTGGATTTACTGGCTCGGATCAGCATGTATTTTCTCTGAGCGATGGTTATTTGAATGTACGAAATTCTGGCGTTGGAGCTTTAGTACATCCATTCACCAACAGTGTTTCTAGTTATGCTGTTAGAAACGTAAATGAGCATTCGTATGTAATTCAACGATCCAAAGTTTTGGATATAAGTGCTGGTAGCGGAACAATTTATTTGACAGATTTTGCCACGGGAACCGAATTTAATTCTTCAACAAATTGTCAATTTGTAAGCGAAAATGATGTAAGATTTTTCAGTCCTACTGGCGCACAACTCAGTGGAATAACTGTAAACAAAACTTCAAATACAACATTAACTTACAGCGGAGCTCCTGGAGTAACCAATGCAACTGTTTTCACAAGCATAAACGTTGATGAACTTTTGGGTGATGCTTATGTGCGAGCAAAAACATCTGTAACTGAAACAGGAACTTTTGCTATAACAGGAAATAGTTTTGAAAAGTATGCATATTTTGATGGAAAAGTTGATGTTTACTCTATACTCTCTATCACAGGCAACACAGGATCTGGAGCATTTGACGCTTTATTATATTTTAAATTAGATAATGGTCACAAAGATGACATTTATGATTGGTCTCGTTTGGTGCTTGCGCGAGAATATTTTAATTCAGGATTAACTTCGGTTCAAGCAACATATCGTAGATACACTCGTGAAAATTCTTGCTTACCTTATATGGTAAGATCGTATGGTACACCCGCATCTTTGGGATTAAATGCTGGTGGCACAGGAGCAGCATATAAATTTATTCCAATTCACTCGTTCACAAACGAACGAGGAAATGATGTGTGGCTCACTGGATGTTTGGATGCTCGTCCAGACCGAATAACTCCACCTTCTTTCTCTTTGACTTCATCTCCAGAAAATTACGGAGCAACTGGTGGTTGTCATTTAATAGAACCTTCATTCAATGTAAAATGGACTTATTATTTGCCAAGAACCGATACATTAGTTCTTGGTCGCGATAAAACATTTAGAATAGTTACAGGCATATCGGATGATAGAGCACCTCAACCTCCAGATTCTAATGATGCAATGACTTTAGCAACATTAAATTATCAACCTTATACTTTGAGCGATAAACATATTGATCTTTTTTACAATAAAAATCGTCGCTATACCATGCGCGATATTGGCGAAATAGAAAAACGAGTAGACAAAGTAGAATACTATACTACTTTAAATTTGCTTGAACAACAAGCATCTTCGCTTGAAATTCAAGATGCTAATGGTTTAAATAAATTTAAAAATGGAATATTTGCTGATTCTTTCACTAGTCGTTTCAATTCAGAGTTAACAAACGTAGACAACACATTTGCAGTGGATCGAGAACTCAGCGAATGCCGCCCTAGATTTATTACAAAATATATCGATTTCTCTTTGACTGGTGCTACACCTGCTGGATTGACATTTGCTTCAAATGGTTTGGCTCTTTGCAACTATACTACTGAAATTTTTATCGAACAACAATTAGCATCTCGTTTTGTTAATGTCAATCCTTACGATGTTGTTACTTTTGTTGGCAACATGAATTTAATTCCTTCTACTGATGATTGGATAGACGTTGAAGTTCGCCCAGATGCTATCATAAACATTGATAATGTTCAATCGGGAATAAACGATGGTGAAAGTATAGAACTTGGAACCGCTTGGAACGATTGGGAAACAACATGGACAGGAAGACCAATAACTCTTCAAGATCCTAGAAATCCGTTGCTATCGGAACGTGAAGTTTCACAAAGAAGAGCGCGAGGTGACACAAGCGCACGAGCAAATCCACTTTTCCCAAGAGGCGGGCATTGGATTCCAGAAGAACGAGTAGGAAGTTTTACACCAACGCGCTTAACAGAATTAACAAATGTGAGAGCAACTGTAACTAGCATAGCCGAACAACGACAAGTTCGAACTGGTTCAAGAACGTTCATGACACCAACATCATCTACACAACGTTTGTCGAATCGTGTTATCGAACGAAACGCTATTCCTATTATGCGTGCAGTTGATATTAATTTTAAAGTAGATAATTTACGACCTTTAGTTCAGTTTTATCCGTTCTTTGATGATACACCTGTATCAGATTTGATAAAAATAAATGGTGTGACTTCTTCTGCTCCATTGATCAGTGATGCATCTGGTAGATTGGGATACAATCAAGAGTTGACATTATCAATTCCTTCTGGAAGATTCCGCACAGGCACACGAGTTTTCCGTTTGATTGACGTACCAAACAATATTTTGGAAAATTCATCTTCGTATTCTCAAAACAATTTCGTTTCTTCGGGTGTGTTGCGCGTTGAAGAAGGAATGGTTGTTTCCACACGAAACATGTCGTTTAGAACCACAAATGTGAGCGAAGAACAAACAACAACTGGATTAGTAACCCAAACTTTCCGAGCAGTAAGATATATCGATCCTGTAGCACAAACGTTCCTTGTTGATCCTACAGCATATCCAAGTGGTCTTTTCTTAAAGAAAGTTGAAATATATTTCAAATCCAAAGACAGCAGTTTACCAATAACATTTGAAATACGACCCGTAGTTAATGGTTATCCTAGCTCGATAGATTCGATACCTTTCTCGAGAGTTGTACTTCTTCCCGATCAAATTAATATTTCTGAAGACAGCTCCGTTTCAACCGAATTTGTTTTCGAAAACCCAGTTTATTTGCAATCGGGTGAATATGCAATAGTATTGATTACAAACAGTGGCAACTACAACGTATTCGTTTCAGAAGTTGGACAATTTGATCTTATAAGCGAACAGCGAATAACATCTCAACCGTATTTGGGTTCTTTCTTCAAATCTCAAAACTCTAGCACTTGGACTGCTGAACAAATGATGGATTTGAAGTTTAAAATCCATAAATGTTTGTTCGATACAACTGGCGGAACTTTACAGTTTAATTTCGATGAAACTGATTTTTCTACCGAGTCAACTGGTGTGATAAATGGTGCAAATCTGTTTAAATTTAATGCAACTACAATAACTCCATCGGAAACAAGTTTTGACTATTCTGTAACTTTTGAAACAGATAATATAGAAATACCATGCAACAATGGTGAAAATATAATTTTTACACAAAAGAAGAGCATAGCTGATGCGTCCGTAGATACAATAATTGGAAAAATAACATTTAATACAACAAACGATGACGTGTCGCCTATTTTGGATTTGCAACGAGTAAGTGGTTTGTATGTACAAAATTTAATCACTACTTTTGTAAACGACGCACAACAAACAACATACGAAAAACTTCCTTCGCTAGCAGGCGTAAGTGCAGATGCTCGTTCTTGTTTCCGATACATGTCAAAAGTAATAAGTTTGCAAGACGGTTTCGAGTCTAATGATGTGGATGTTTATTTTGCTGCTCGTTTGCCTTTAAATTCTGAAATTAAAGTTTACATGCGTTCGCAGTCTAATTTTGACAACACGAACTTTAATTCTACACCGTTTGAACCGCTTGTTGTGCATCCAGATTACACAAATATATTGAACAATACAAGTCAATACGTGTCGTATTCAGACTTAGATTATATCGATTTAAGATTTATTCGTGGAGCAACCGGAGCCACAGGAAGTGTTATTACTTCAGGTATAACGGGTCAAACTGAATTTAAACGATTCCAAATTAAAGTTGTTGGTTACGGTGACAATACAAATAGTTTGGTTCCATCGTTTAAAGAATTTAGAGCTATTGCAACATGAGACACAAACCAAAATTTTTAACAGTTCAAGAAAATAAAAATTTAGTACGAGATACTAGCAGCAATGCTATTTTAGCTAATAACTTGAAATCTAAAAAAGATTTTCTAGACGCTCAAAAACGCGAACAAAATATTTCAAAAATAGAATGTATGAATGATCGTATCGAAAAATTAGAAAAAGGAATGGATGACATAAAAGACATGCTGAAAACTTTAATAAATAACAGCAGATCTTCTTAATTATGAAAGGATTACGATGGCTAAGAACAAACTTGTATTGTCAATGATAGTAAAAAATGAAGCGCACGTTATCGAGCGTTGTTTGGCTTCGATGCTTCCGCTTGTTGATACTTGGTGCATCGTTGATACTGGTAGCACAGATGGCACTCAAGAAAAAATTCAAAAATTCTTTGATCAAGTTGGCATACAAGGTAAATTGGTTCAAAGCACTTGGAAGGGTTTCGGAGAAAGTCGCAGCGAAGCTCTTGAAGCAGCTAGATCCATGGGTGATTATACAATCATGATCGATGCCGATGAAATCATGCAATACGATCCCGACTTTGATCCTGAAAAATTTAAAGATAGTCTTACTGCTGATCTTTACAACGTTTTTGCTTTTTATGGTGGTATCAAATATCACCGTCCTCAACTCACATCCAACAGCAAACGATTTTATTATCGAGGAATTTTACACGAATACGTAGATTGTCACGATAAATTTGATACTCGTGATTTTGCAAAAGGCATCTTGAATCTTCCTATTCAAGATGGAGCACGCAGCAAAACTCCTGACAAGTATGCTCGTGATGCAGTAACTTTTGAAGAAGCTCTTAAAGGACCAGTTGATGAAAAAGACTTTAATCGTTATCACTTTTATCTTGCTCAATCGTATCGCGACAGCCAACAATGGCAAAAAGCTCATGACGCTTATCTCAAGCGCGCTGAGTTGGGTGGTTGGAACGAAGAAGTTTTCTACAGCTTGTTCCAAGTAGGTCGTCTCAAGGAAATTTTGAATCATCCTATCGATGAAATCGTAAAAGTTTACTTCCAAGCATATCAAGTTAATCCTTGGCGTGCCGAAACACTTTGGGCTGCTGCAAAAATATGCCGCATGTATTGTCGTTTCGATCAAGCATACGTTTTTGCCAAGCAAGCTTTGAAGTTGCGACTCCCAGAAGGTGCCTTGTTTGTAAGCCAACCAGTTTATGAATGGGCAGTGATGGATGAATTCTGCATCGCAGCTTATTGGTCGGGTCATTATAAAGAATCTAAACTTGTGGGCGATCGTCTTTTGGGAGAAAACAAATTTCCTCAAGATCAACGTCAACGAATCGAAGCAAATCACAAATTCGCAACCGAAGCTCTTTTGAATGGAGAGGGTTGTTGCGGATAATTTAACAGAGGTAAGAAATGGCTTTTAGTGTAATCGACACGATTGTAACGGGAGTTCAAAGTGGTGGCACCGATGGAAAATCTGTGCGCCAAACAATCACTCAAGTAGGTCACAGTTTTGGACCTGGTGATGCCATTTATCGAACAACTAGTGGAAATTATGCAAAAGCCAAAGCAGATGTTTTAAGCACTGCAAATATTGTAGGTTTTGTTGAAAGTGTTAATGGCGATGATTTTGTATTGGTTTCTTGTGGAAAGTTATCGTTAACGGGTGCATATAATTTATATACATCTGGAACTTTGTATTACTTAAGCGCATCGGTTGCTGGAGGTGTAACTGCAACTTCACCATCAGCTGTCACCGATTACGCAAATCCAATTTTAGTTGGAATCACAGGAAACGAAGCTTTTATATTCAATTCATTGATATCCACACCTGTTGGTGCAGCTCTCAACAGTCCTTTGGGTTCGATAGTTCCTTATGCAGGATCGGTTTCACAAATTCCAGCAAACTGGAGATTGTGTAATGGTGATGCTTTAGCGAGAGACAAACCAAACGAACCTATTGGTACGGGCTTGGATTACTGGGGTCAACTCGAGGATATTATAGGCGATAGCTATTATATTATAGCTTCAATTACAGGTCAAGGATCTACAGGAAACATAACCTTTGTTGACGGTGGTGATCCCACATCCAAAAATCACCTTTTTGAAAACGGCGATATATTTTTGTTGCAGTGGCCATATCAAACCGCACCAACCGATTCGTTTACCGACAAGTTGATAGTATCTGTTACTGGTTGCAATTCTAGCTCGAATGTGTGTTCTTTTACAGTTTTAAACACAGTTTTATCGGGAACAGGTTTAACAACAACACAAACAATATCACAAATACATTCGTTCAAAAATATTTCAGGATACAATTCTACCAAGTTCTTTATTCCCGATTTGCGAGGAAGAACCGTATTTGGAGGATTAACAGGATTTGTTAATCTCACAACAAAACCAATTGGTTTTGTTGGTGGCGAAGAAACGGTTTCTCTCGAAACCGACGAAATACCACCACATACTCATGCTGTGGGTATTACAGGAACTGGTTCAACCGCAGGACTTAAATTGCTGAGCGGTGCTCCCAAAAAGGGCATAGAAGTTACGCGTCTCAATGATTCAAGTTACGGCATCACAACCGATGATAATTCGGTTTCGGCTAGTCCGCACCGAAACATGCCTCCGTATGCTGTGGCAAATTGGATTATTCGTTATTTACCTTTAGTTGGTTCGCAATATGAAATTGGACCTGTGGGTGCTCAAGGTCCTGTTGGAGCAACAGGACCAACAGGACCTACAGGAAATCAAGGTCCAACTGGTGGAACTGGACCAAAAGGCACAACTGGCGCTACAGGGCCAACTGGAGATGTTGGTCCGATTGGACCAACAGGAACAACTGGAAACCAAGGCGATCGCGGAATAAATTGGCGTGGCGATTGGGTAGAAGGAGCAACATATGCTCCTTACGATGTTGTTCGTCAAACTGCAAGCAATGGTTACGGATCAACATATATCTATCTTTTAGATGTTGCTGGCGGCACCACTGCTGGATTGTTTGATCCTTGGCAGCTTAGATATCCGTATCGTCAATTGGGATATTTTGATGATTGGACTGTAGGAATCACCGCAACCGATTTGTATTCGCCTTATGGTGATATAACACAAGCTTTGTTGTCTAGAACAAACTCTGAAATCAACAATATGAACGATATGAATCAGAGTTCTGCTGATAGCGAAGCTGATGTTTACTTGTTGCATCCGAAAGGCTCCACAGCTAATAACGATTTTGAATTTAATGTAGATAGTGAAGCAAAATTGTTGTTGATAGGTTCGGGAGGAAATTTAAATTTCCAATTCCAATACGGAACATATCAAGTAAACAAAACAATAACTCTTGCTGATACAGTTTTGTCGGATGTTCCAGGCAAAGTAAATGTTTACCCAGACAACACTGTTTTAAATTTCATCGAATCGTTGTCGGGTGATTTTGCAATAGGTGGTACTGTTGGTGCTTATACCGTTTCATTTAATGCCAACAAAAATAGTGGTGTGGTGACTCCAATTTACGCTAACGATTATTTAATTTTTGATAATCGTGTAAATTCTGATTTCTTGCGTGGCGCTCATCGAATACTCGGTGCAACAGGAACCACAGGCTACAATTATAACATAACAATTCTCAACAAATATTCTGGAACAACTAGTTCCACGTCTATATCTTCTTCGGTTGCTAGCACCACAGGTTGCATCAAGGTTGCGGATCTTGTGTTTAGTCTTACTAGCGGCACTGGAGCTAGTGTCCCAAGTTCTTTGTGGACATTAAATTCTCCATTCAAATCTGTAGCGTTTGGAATGACAGGTGCAACCGCAAATCTTGATATTGTGTTTACAGGATGGCAAGCAGGCTCGACTGGAACTGGAGTCGTATTAAAGAACGGTGCAATTGCATCGTTTAGCGATCGCTGTTGGTTTACTGATTTGAAATATGGTATAGTCAGCGATCGTAGTCATATTTCCGATATCAACGAAACGCTTTTCTAAGGTAGTCAAATGCCAAATTTTAACAACTGTCAAACTGGTATATACGCAAATGCTACAAGCACAATTCGCTTGACCGATAAAGTTTTGATCAAAGATGCTAATAATTCTGCCATAACTTTAAGAAATAGCAGCTATCTTTCGAATGCTGGAGTATCTGGAAGCACTGGCAGCTCTTTTGAAGTTGTATCATGCGTACGTGGTTTTCAAATTGAAACAAGTCACATGGACGTATCTAATGCTCGAATAATTGACACTCGATATGGTCTTGTGAGCGCAAACGCTTCTACTTTTAATTTAAATAAATCTGTGATAGAAGGTGGAGTTTATTCTTCGTTTACAGGTCAGGCATATGGACTTTACATTTCGGATGCTTCTTCAGGAAACTTTTTTGAATCGTCGGTGACTGGATATGTTGGTGGGACAGGTTCGCAAACAAGTGGAAATTTTGCGGTATTTAAAAACAGTACCGTGTTTGTTGGAGCAACCTCACAAAAATTGCAGGCAAACACAACAGCCCTTGGTGCAGATCTTCAAGGAAGTGTTGTTGTTGACACTTTTTTGGGTAACAAAATCACTGACGGAGATCGATTGGTGGTTTATATTGCACCCGAAGGATTACCGGACTAATCATGTTTTTACACCAAAAAGAAAACATCATAAACATCGACAATCGAGTTCGCCTTACTGTCGATCAATTTCGAGCGTTGGAACCAACTTACCCTTCGTTGCCTGCAGGATACGTTGAAAGATACTATGAAAAAAACAAACGTCACGACTTGAAAGGTCCTGGAAAATTAACCTTAAATGATGGTACTAGTTGGGATTGCGGAGATCGCATTTTTTCTAGAATCAATGATTTTTTGAGATTGCAACAAATCATTCAGCAACAAGAAGCAGCTATCAACGATCAAGTTCAAGCAGAATTGAACAAAAGAAAATCATACGAAGAATTGCGTCAGTCTGAATATCCTAAAATTGAACAAATGGTTATTGCCATGTGGGAAAATTTGATTGAAAAACAATCCAAAAAAGATTCGGGCATCAGCGATTTGCAGAAAATTCGAGAAGCTATCAAAGAAAAGTATCCCAAAAACGAGGAATAAAAAGTGGCTAGACCGCACACACGACAACAGCTTATAGATTATTGTCTTAGAAATTTAGGTCATCCTGTTATTGAAATCAATGTGGACGAAGATCAACTCGAAGATCGTGTGGATGAAGCTCTTGAATTTTTTGCGGAATATCATTTTGATGGTGTGGAAAAGGTATATTTAAAATACCAAGTTCAGCAAAAAGACATAGAAAACGGATACATCAGCATGACTGCCGAGTCGCAAGACAATGCTGGTATCACTGGTGCCAACAACTTTGTTTCGGGACCTGGTTCGGTTGGACAAAACGAAAAAACACTTGCAATCACCGAAGAAGGCAAAAGCGGCACAGTTAAAATAGAAGATTTGATTGCTAGTGTGTTGCAAGTTTTTCACTTTTCTGTTGGCACCATCAACATGTTTGACGTTCGATATCAATATGCATTGAACGATCTTTATACATTTGGTACCATAGAATTGATTCATTATTCGGTGACTCAGCAATATCTGTCATTGATTCGACAAATGTTGGCTCCCGAAAAATCGATTCGGTTTTCGCGCCGCAACAACAAACTTTATATCGACATGAAATGGCCACGCGACGTAAAGGTTGGAGATTGGATCGTTATTGAAGCGTATCGTGTGATGGATCCTCGTGTTTATCCTGAAATATACGACGATTTGCTTTTGAAAAAATACCTCACTGCTCTTATCAAGCGTCAATGGGGAGCCAATCTCAGCAAATTCAATAACATTCAAATGTTGGGTGGAGTTACATTCAACGGATCGCAAATATATGCTGATGCTATTCGTGAAATACAAGATATAGAAACTACCGTACAAAGTAAGTGGGAGTTGCCGCCTGATTTTATAGTAGGTTAAAAACCTAAATAATTAGCGATGTCTACCAACCATTATTTCAATAATATTCGTGCAAACAACGAACAAAATCTCGTTGAAGATCTTGTTATTGAAACAATAAAAATACACGGCATTGATGTTTTTTATCTTCCTAGAACTCTTGTCAACAAAGATAGTATATTCGGAGAAGATCCACTATCGCGATTCAGCAGCAACAAACCAATCGAAATGTACATGGAAAACGTGCAGGGATTCGGTAATGGTGATGTTCTTGGAAAATTTGGTTTGGATATCAAAGATACTGCTAGTTTTGTGGTCAGTAAAAAACGATTTCAAAAAGAAACAGGAATGTTGCGTCCTTTGGAAGGCGACATAATTTATTTTCCACTCACCAAAGGATTTTTTGAAATAAAATATGTAGAACACGAAAATCCATTTTTTCAATTAGGTAAAAATTACGTTTTCAAAATGAGTGTGGAGTTGTTCTTGTTCAACGAAGAAACTTTCAATACTGGAGAAAGCGAGATCGACGCTATACCAGAAGATGCTCAGTTCCGAATGTATTTGAATGTAAATGCTGCTAGTGGAACTGGTGCAGCATTTACCGTTGGCGATCGTGTGTATCAATATAAAAATGGTGCAACAGGTGGAGGTTTAACAAACGCAGATGCTACTGGTTACATTAAGGATGTTACAAACTCTATAATTACAATCAAGAATATCACTGGAAAATGGCTTGCGTCTACAAATTCCACAACAAGATATGTTATCAGCTCGAACGGAACTGTATATCGTACCGTTACATCTGTGGACGATAAAGTTTTACAAGACACTTACGATGACAACAAAGATATTCAAACTCGTGCCGATAACGATTTAGATTTTACTATAAATAATCCGTTTGGAAACTATTAATGTTAGAATATTTTCGTCACAATATCATAAAAATGATTGTAACAGGGTTTGGAACTCTGTTCAATGATATTTGGGTCGCAAAATACGATGCAAACGGAAACGAACTTGAACGATACAAAGTTCCCATCTCGTATGGTCCCAAACAAAAATTTATAACTCGTTTGGAACAAGAAACTCCCGAGCTTATTCGTAACTTTGAAGCGTATCGCCCTAGAATGGGTTTTGAACTCACCAACATATCATACGATTCGTCGCGTAAATTAACAACAACTCGCAGAACTGTAGCTTATACCACAACCGAAGGTAGCATGTCTGCACGCTACGAGCGCGTTCCTTACAATTTAACTTTTCAACTTCACGTTATCACAAAAAATACCGATGAAGCTTTGCAAATTCTTGAACAAATATTACCATATTTTGGTCCAGACTTTTGCATAACATTCAAAAATTTTCCGTTGGATGCTCAGGCTGATGTTCCTATTAGTATAGGTAACGTAAATTTTACAGAAAACTACGAAGGTAATTTTGAAGAACGCAAATCGTTTACCATAAGCATTTCTTTTACTGCAAAAACCAACTTGTATGGTCCAGTAAACACAAGCAAAGTTATTTTGCACACCGAAACAAACTTTTTGGACTATCAAACAATTGTTGTTGCAGGCACAACAGGAAGTTCTTCTGGATATCAAGTTCCTTATTTTGGAATCACGGGAGCCACTTTTGCAACTTGGTTGATTGGTGTGACAGGTGGTGCAACAGCAGGTTCGTTCGATGGCACAACAGGAACCATGTATACCATAAGAAAGCAGTATCCTCAGGATACATGAAAATTTTATGAAAAATAATGAACCATCCGAGAGCGACAAAAAAATAGCTGAACTTTTGAATATCGAACCTGATAAAACAGAAAATTTACCTTCGCAAATCGAAAATCAACAACAAATTGAAAACAAGCCTGTATCGGCAACTGGCGATAGCGATTTGGATTACACATCGGTTCGTCAAAATTTAAAAAAATTGATACTCACATCCGAGATAGCAATCGAAGGTATTTTAAATGTTGCAAACGAGGGTGACAGTCCACGCGCATACGAAGTGGTTTCCGATTTGATAAAAACCGCATTAGATGCAAACAATCGTTTGATGGAATTACACAAAACAGTCAAAGACATTAAAAAAGAAGAAGCAAAACCTGCAAAAGGCGATACAGTTACCAACAATTCGATATTTGTAGGCAACACTACAGATTTATTAAAAATGTTAAAACAAAAGAAATTACCAGTTGTTGATGCTGAAAAAATCACCACTGAAGATGCAAAGGATAGCAAGTGAGTGATAATTATCTTGGCAATCCGCTTCTCAAAAGCACAAATGTTCAGGTAAAATACACTGCCGAACAGGTGCAAGAATATGTAAAATGCGCAGATGATCCTGTGTATTTTATGGAAAAATATATTAAAGTAGTGAATCTCGACAAAGGATTAGTTCCATTTGAATTGTATCCGTTTCAAAAAAGAATCGTCAACACAATTCACAACAATCGTTTTACCATTTGTAAAATTCCACGTCAGAGCGGCAAATCGATCACTGTAACTAGTTACCTTTTGCATTATTGTTTGTTCAATCCAAACGTTCGTGTGGCTATATTGGCAAACAAAGGCACTACAGCCAAAGAATTGCTAGACCGTTTCAAAACAAGCTACGAAAATTTACCAAGATGGTTGCAACAAGGTGTTGTGGAATGGAACAAGTTTTCGGTGCAGCTAGAAAACGGATCCAAGATCATATCGGCTGCCACATCTTCTAGTGCAGTTCGTGGTGGTAGCTACAACGTTATTGTGCTCGACGAATATGCATACGTTCCTAATGGTGTGGCAGAGGAGTTTTTCAGTTCGGTGTATCCCACCATCAGCTCGGGCAACAACACCAAAGCCATATTGATCAGCACACCAAAAGGTCTCAATCATTTTTATAAAACTTGGACCAACGCTCAGAATGGTAAAAACGGATACGTTCCAATCGAAGCCAAATGGTACGATGTACCAGGTCGCGACGACAAATTCAAAGAACAAACCATAGCCAACACTAGCGAAGCTCAATGGAGGACGGAATTCGAGTGCGACTTTGTCGGTAGCGAAAACACACTCATTGTACCATCCAAAATAGCCAACATGGTGTTTGGTGTGCCGATCAACACCACAGCCGAAGGTTTGGATGTATACGAAGCTCCTAAAAAGGGCAACATTTATGCCATATGCGTTGATACTTCGCGTGGCGATGAACAAGATTATCATGCCATGAGCGTGATCGATTGCACCAAGATGCCATACCGACAGGTGGCCAAATTCAAAAACAACACGCTTTCGTATCAAGTTTTTCCACATTACATCAAAAAAGTGGGCGACATGTACAATGAAGCGCTGGTTCTTTTTGAAATAAATGACTTGGGACAAGCGGTAGCGGAAGTATTGCACGAAGAATTGGAATATGGCAACATTTTGAGCGTGTCCAACCGTGGCAAACGCGGTCAAAAGGCAGACGGTGGTTTCGGTAGCGGAAAGGTGCAAATGGGTGTGCGCATGAGCTATCAAATCAAGAAAATGGGATGCACCATTCTCAAAGATATGATAGAAAATGATAAATTGATAATTCAAGATTTTGATACAATTTCAGAATTTAGTACGTTTGTGGCTCGTGGAGCCGGTTACGAAGCCAACGAAGGTTACAACGATGACTTGATCAGCACATTGGTGCTTTTTGGTTGGCTTACCACCCAGTCATATTTTAAAGACTACACCAACAGCGACGTTCGTCAAAGAATTTACGAAGAACAAATACGAAAAATCGAAGAACAAGTGATGCCATTCGGCTTTTTTAGCGATGGTATGGATTCTGACAACGAAGATTTGGAAATTTTTAATGAAAACAAAAATTTTAATAAAAAAACAAACGCATCAGAAACATGGGACGACTGAGAAACACATTTTTATAAATATTCTTAAATAATGTGCTTAAAATTTAAAAAAATATGCTAAGATTATATCCAAAGGAGGATAATAATGCCATTTCAAGTCAGTCCTGGCGTTAAGATTGTAGAACGTGATCTTTCGACCATCATACCAACAGTGGCTACTACCCCTGCAGGTTATGTTGGTTTGTTCAACTGGGGTCCTGCAAATCAACGCATTGTAGTTTCTAGCGAAAACGACCTTTATCAACTCTACGGAGCGCCTGACAACGACAACTTCAAGCACTTTTTCACAGTCGCAAACTTTTTGCAGTATGGAAACAACATTCAAGTTGTTCGTTTTTTGGATACTACAACTGCAGATGGCAACAAAGCTAAAAATGCTGTGGCTGGTTTGAGTGGATACAGCACTGGTGTTTTGATCGAAAACCAAATGGTTTACGACAATACTGTATCTGGTAGCGGATACAGTGTTACAGCCAACGCTTATTTTGCAGCTAAGTATGCTGGTACATTCGGAAACAGCCTTACAATCGAAGCAGTTGATACTGCCGCAGCATTCAATGCATGGGGACTGAGCGGTCAGTTTGTTGGTGCTCCTAGCACTTCGCTGTTTGTTCAAAATGTTCACGGTGGTTCCACGGCATCTTACAACGATGAAATTCACTTTGCAATCATCGATACAGGCGGCAAATTCAGCGGTGTAACAGGAACCGTTCTTGAAATTTATGATGGTCTTTCCAAGGCATCGGACGCTCGTAAGTCGGATGGTAGCAGCAATTATTACCGAAACGTAATCAACAATTCCGCATACGTTTATTGGCTCAATCATATCAGCGGATTGGGCACATATTCTTCAACCGACAATAGTTTCGGAACAATTGCAGCAGCATCTTCGCCCGCAAACACAGCAGGTTATTACAAATCAGGATTCACTGCTGGTACGCTTGGCCAATCTATATCAGGAATAACAGCCGACAATCTCGGCGCAGCTTATGCTGATTTCTTTGGTGATCCTGATACCGTAGATGTTTCTATTCTTTTGGGTGGTCCTTTGACTGGATCGGCTGCTGCTCAAGTTTCGGAAGTCGCACGCGATCGTATGGATTGTGTTGCGGTGATTTCACCTGATGTCGATGCAACGATTGCAGGTTACAACGGTTCCAAAGCTACCAAAGATGCAAATGCAGTTGCTAAAGCTTTGATAACAAGAAACGCAATCGGAAACAATAGTTACGCTATCATCGATAGCGGTTACAAGCAAATGTATGATCGTTACAACGACATTTATCGCTACGTACCACTCAATGGTGACATCGCAGGATTGATTGTCAGAACCGACGAAACCAACGATCCTTGGTGGTCGCCTGCAGGATTCAATCGTGGTAACATACGTGGTGTTGTGCAACTTGCATGGAATCCCGATCAAACACAACGCGATTTGATATATCCTAAGGGCATCAACCCTGTTGTAACTTTCTCGGGAGAAGGCACCGTATTGTTTGGTGATCGCACTGCTCAAACCAAGCCAAGCGCATTTGATCGTATCAACGTTCGTCGTTTGTTCATAGTTCTTGAAAAATCCATAGCAATTGCAGCTAAATATCAATTGTTCGAATTCAACGATGCATTCACCCGTGCAAACTTTGTAAGCATGGTTGAACCATTCTTGAGAGATGTTCAAGCTCGTCGTGGTATATACGACTTTAAAGTCATATGCGACTCGACCAACAACACACCTCAAGTAATAGATTCGAATCGCTTTGTTGCTGATATTTACATCAAACCCGCTCGCTCGATAAACTTTATTCAACTCAACTTTATTGCAACGCGCACAGGTGTAAATTTCGAAGAAATAGCTTCTCTTTCAAACCCAGGCGCTCCACAAGGATTAGTACTGTAATAAATAAAGGAGTTCAGTAACAAATGAGAATCGACGAATTTAAAAATAGACTTATCAATGGTGGCGCTCGTTCGAACCTGTTTATGGTTCGTGGATCGTTCCCAGGTAGTGTAATTGGTTCCATACCAAATTCCAACCCAAATGATGATATTCGTTTTATGGTTCGCAGCGCATCGATTCCAGCAGTTCAAGTTGGAACCGTTAAAGTTATGTTTCAAGGTCGTCCTTTGAATCTCTCGGGCGACCGCACGTTCGATAGCCCATGGAAAGTTACGGTTATCAACGATTCTACGTATCCGTTGCGCACCATGTTTGAAAAATGGAGCAACTATATCAACTCGATCGAAAGCAACGTTGGTCCGCTTCGCCTTTCGGCATACGCAATGCAATGGTATGTGACTCAATACGATCGTCAAGGTCAACCAGTCCATGAATATCACTTCAAAGATTGCTGGCCAGCCAACATTGGTGCAATTGCACTCGATTGGGATGAAAAGACTGCAGTAGAAGAATTTGATGTTGATATTGTTTATCAATACTACGAAATCACCAACAGTTTCGGTGGTGGAAGAATTTCCACTTAAAGTGGTTTAAAATATTATGGAATTCAAATTATTTGGATTAAAACTCGGAAGTAACAAGAAACCGCTCGGATCTTCGGAAAACCGCAAGGTCCGGCGGTCTTTTGTGTTGCCACAAAACGACGATGATGCTGTAAGCATCGAAGCCGTTGGTGGCTTTTTTGGTCAGTATGTTGACTTTGACAGCACCACCCGCAACGATGCGGATCTCATATACAAATATCGTGAAATGTCGATGCATCCTGAATGCGAGGCTGCTATTGACGATATTGTGTGTGAAGCAATCGTCAGCGAAGAAAATATGGTGCCTGTCAAGATTATTCTCGATAATATTGAATATAGCGACGATATCAAACGCAGAATAATCAAAGAGTTCAACAATATTTTGACTCTTCTCAATTTTCAAACCAAAGGTTACGAAATATTTCGTCGCTGGTACGTGGACGGTAAAGTAGCCTTTCACATCATGGTTGACGATGAAAATCTCGAACGAGGCATTCAAGAGCTGCGTTATGTGGATCCTGTAAACATTCAAAAAGTTAAACAATACAAACGCGAGTTGAATGCACAAGGTCAAAGAATCATAACAGGTGTGGATGAATTTTATGTTTTCAGCAAAGATGGTTTCCGAACAGGAATGCATCTTTCATCGCCATCAACAGGAACCGCTAGCGGATTGAGAATATCTCCTGATGCTGTGGTTTACATAACGTCTGGACTGTATGACAGCAGAAACAAGCGAACCATAGGCTATCTCAACAAAGCTATCAAGCCTTTAAACCAACTGCGCATGATGGAAGATGCAGTTGTGATTTATCGTTTGAGTCGTGCACCCGAACGTCGTATTTTTTATATTGACGTTGGTAACTTACCCAAGCAAAAAGCCGAGCAGTATGTTCGCGATCTTATGAACAAGTATCGCAACAAGCTGATTTACGATGCAAGCACTGGAGAAATACGCGACGATCGTCGCCACATGAGCATGTTGGAAGATTACTGGCTTCCGCGTCGTGAAGGTGGTAAAGGTACTGAAATTACCACGCTTCAAGGTGCGCAAAATCTTAGCGAACTCGAAGACGTTAAATATTTCCAAAGAAAATTGTACAAGAGTTTGAACGTTCCTCTTTCGCGTATGGATGGTGAACAAAAAAGCTTCACTATCGGCAAGAGTACCGAAATACAGCGCGACGAAATCAAATTTGCTAAATTCATTAGCCGTTTGCGCAACAAGTTCAGCGAATTGTTTTACAACCTTTTGAAGACTCAATTGATCATGAAAAAGATCATGTCGGAAAAAGAATTCAATAAAATTCGCGACAAGATGTTTTTTGATTTCCTCAAAGACAGTTATTTTGCGGAACTCAAGCAAAACGAACTTGCTCTCGAACGCAGCAATGTGCTTACTCAATTGCAACCGTATGTAGGTACATATTTTTCTAAATATTGGATACAGAAAAATGTATTGAACATGAACGATACCGATATTGAATTGATGGAAGCTCAGATCGAACAAGAAAAATTGATCGAACAGCAAAAACAAATTGTTGATGCACATCAATCCGAAATAGTTCAAAATCAAATATCTCCGCAAACTGAACAATCACCCGAACAACAAACATCAGAGCAACCCGAACAACAGCCTACACCCGAACAACAAACCGAACAACCACCCGCACAAGAACAGCCAAGACTATAAAAGGCAATCCAATGAACAGTTTCAACAAATTAAGAAATCGATCAAACTTGGATGAATCTGTTGTTTATTATTCGGACGATAGCGTAGCCAAACAAGCTGAACCAAAAAAATCAGTAATTGATAAAATCTACGATTCGATGGAAAAAAACAAAACCGAGTATGTGACTTTGCAAGACGGTTCGCATATCAAGATCGAACCGTCGCAAGCCAAAGAAATTGTTTATGCTTACGAAGAATTAAATAATATACATCAAGAAATATTTGAGAATTTTTTACAAAATAATATACAATCACATTCGATGATTGTAGAATTTTGCAACCAATACAACCTATAATGGCAGTAACTTTTTCCAGATTAAAGTTTAAACGTCTAACCGATTTTATGGGTGATTCTGTTTTTTTAAATGATATTGGTAGCGTTTACAAGAATTCAAATACTCCTTACGAAGCTACCTATCAAATAAATTTTAGCGTTCACGGTACAGCATATACACACTATATCGCGACCGCTAGCACCATAGCAACTTTTCCTATTACCGATACTTATGCGGGTGCATACAAAATTTATGATTTTAATTACAATTTAAACAGAAACGTAAAAATACAATTATCTTTAAACGCAAGTACAGAATTTATTGATATTTTGTGTTTGAGTGCAAATCGTGGTTTCAAAACCAACGTAAAAAATTCTGAAAATCTTTTGAATTACAGTTACGATTATGAAAACATAAAGCATGCTAACGGTACTAGCATTTCAAGTTCTCTTGGAACTACCGATCCAGCGCTTGTTTTCACTCCCGATTCGATAGGAACCGACGGTTACATAAGATTTTCAGTAAAATTTTATAATAAATACATTGTAACTGGTACCCCCGAATAACAGAGGAAATTTATGCCGTCAATTACAGGAAGCATTCTTTACGACAATTACGATCGCACAGTGGTTTCATTTGTGTGGGGTGGCGGTAGCTCCTTGGCAGCAGGTGGATTAACTGGAATAGTTCAGGCGAGTGGATTGACTTGCTACGATACCACCCAAACTGTAAACAGCTCAAATGTAAATATTAATGTTTCCAAAGTGTTTTGGAGTCTTCCGCAAGGAACAACCGCTACTGCAATAGAAGTAGCATGGGGTGTTTCTGGTTCGCTCACAGGATCTCCATTTTTATACTTAAACGGTAGTGGATATGTAAATTATGTTGCCGATGGAATTTATTTTAAAAATGGAAGCACCGCAGCTGATCGTAGAAATTATGTTCAAATAAGAAACACTGCGGCAATGTCTCCGTTAGACACAGCTACTGTAATTTTGGAACTCGATAAAAACGGCGGATTCTTACGCACCAACACTAACTTATAAGAGAAACCAATGAAACTCATAACAGAAGTCAACGAAAGCATCAAAGTTATAACCGAAGGAAAAGGCGATGGCAAACGCCATTTTATCGAAGGTATTTTTCTTCAAGGAAACATCAAAAACCGTAACGGTAGAATGTACCCAATCGACATTCTTGAAAACGAAGTAAACCGTTACAACGACAATTTTGTGAAGCAAAATCGAGCTTTCGGCGAACTCGGTCACCCAGATGGTCCTCAAATAAATCTTGAACGTGTCAGCCATATGATTGTTAATCTTCACCGCGAAGGCACTGATTTTGTTGGCAAAGCCAAGATTATGGGTACACCGTACGGTAAAATTGTTGAAAATTTGATTGTGGAAGGCGCCAAATTGGGTGTGAGTTCGCGTGGAATAGGAACACTCAGCGAAAACAATGGCACACCTACTGTAAACAGCGACTTTAAGCTTTCCACTGCAGCCGATATTGTAGCGGATCCTAGTGCTCCCGAAGCGTTTGTGCGCGGCATTATGGAATCCAAAGAATGGATTTACGAATCGGGTGTTTTGAAAGCTGTGGAAATAGAAAACTATAAAAATCAAATACGCAGAACTTCGATGCGAAAACTCGAAGAAGCCAAGTTAAATGCGTTTAAAGATTTTTTACGTAAACTTTAATTTTTATAAATATTAGTTAACGATAATAGGAGATTTAAATGGATCCTTTAGAACAAATCAAAAGAATTATTGTTGAAAGCGAAGAAGAAACCCAAACAGCCGAACCAAGCGAAAAATCATCTCGCTCGGGCGACACTGGTTCATCCAAGGCTATGCAAATGAGCAACGTAGAAAAGTCTCGTGCTCAGAGCGGTCCAGGAACCATGCCAATGCAGTCGGCTCAACCAGCAGTTACTGCTGTTGGTTACGACATTATCAAGGCATTGATCGACAAGATTCCTCAAGCAACACTGCCACAAAACGATCCCAAAGCCAAGAGCTCTTCTGCTCCGCTCAATATGGCAGCTATGAGTGCCGGCAAACCAGCGCCAGTTATGGCTTCTACCGAAACTGAATCGGAAGAATTCGAGGGCAACAAAGGTAAGCCGATGATCAAAGAAAAACCAAAAGCTGAAGGCGAAGAAGGCGAAGAAGGCGAAGAAGGCGAAGAAGGCGAAGAAGGCGAAGAAGGCAAGAATAAAAACGAACACCTCGAAGCTTTGTTCAATGGTGAAGCTCTCAGCGAAGATTTCAAGCAAAAGGCTGCTTTGATTTTCCAAACGGCTCTTGCAGAACGTGAAGAATCGCTTCGCGAAGAAATCAGTGCTGAATACGAATCGCTTGCCGAAGAATACACCGATTATATGCGCAACGAAATCAACGAACAAGTTGATAGCTATCTCGGATACGTAGTGAAAGAATGGGTTGACGAAAACAAGCTTCAAATCGAAAACGGCGTTCGTCTCGAAATAGCTGAAAGTTTCATCAGCGGTCTTCGCAGCTTGTTTGTTGAACACGGTATCGATGTTCCCGACAGCGACGTTAGCCTTGTTGAAGAACTCGCCGACAAGGTGAGCGAACTTGAATCGCGTCTCAACGAAGAAATCAATCGTAACATCGAGATGAATGAATCTATTCAAGCTTATCGTCGCAACGAAGTTGTTGCAACTCTCGGCGAAGATTTAACCTCTGCCGAATTTGAACGTTTCAACAAGCTTTGCGAAAACGTATCTTACGAAACCGACGAAGCTTTTATCAACAAGATTTCTACCATCAAAGAAAGCTACTTCGGAGAAGCAACACCTGCATCTAAACCTTCCGTAGCAGCAAACTTCTTGAGCGAAGAATTTGAAAATTCTGCACCCGAAGAAACTCAAGAAACCATCAACGAAAGCATGGATCAATACGTTAAAACACTGTCTCGTTTGGGCAAAAAATAATTGCCTTTAATTAGTAACTCAAATTCTCAAAGGAGATTTCAATGGATTTTAGAGTACCAGAAAAAGTAATGAAGAAGTGGGCACCTATTCTCGAACACGCGGATATGCCCGAAATCAACGATAGCTATCGCAAGCAAGTAACCGCTGTGTTGCTTGAAAACCAACAGCAATACCTCCGTGAAGCTAGCCCAGCCAACTCGATCGGAAACGCCGCATCGATTGCAACTGGTGTTGGTGACAACCGTGTTGCTCTTTGGGATCCTATCCTCATCTCGCTCGTTCGTCGTGCAATGCCCAACCTCATTGCTTACGACATCTGCGGCGTTCAGCCGATGAGCGGTCCTACGGGACTTATCTTCGCCATGCGTAGCCGTTACAACGGTCAAGCAGGCGACGAAGCACTCTTCCTCGAACCAGCTACCGCATTCTCGGGTACAACTGGTGGTGGCGTTGTTGGAGCAGGAACGTTTGGTCCAACCAACGGTGCATACAGCGACACGTACGCAGTTGATCCGTTCAGCATGACCACTACTCGTGGTATGAGCGCAGGCACAGGCGAAGCTCTTGGTGACTCTAGCACCAACCCATTCGCTCAGATGGCATTCTCGATCGAGAAGACAGTCGTTGAAGCTCGTACACGCGCTCTCAAGGCTGAATACTCGCTCGAACTCGCTCAGGATCTCAAGGCTGTTCACGGTCTCGATGCTGAAACCGAACTCGCCAACATCCTCTCGGCTGAAATCCTCGCTGAAATCAACCGTGAAGTTGTTCGTACCATTTATGACGTAGCCAAGCTTGGCGCACGTGCTGGTACCACTCAGACCGCTGGCGTGTTTGACCTCAACGTTGACAGCAACGGTCGTTGGAGTGCTGAAAAGTTCAAGGGTCTGCTCTTCCAAATCGAACGCGAAGCCAACCAGATCGCCAAGGAAACTCGTCGCGGCAAGGGCAACTTTGTTGTGTGCTCGAGCGACGTTGCCTCGGCTCTCGCCATGGCAGGCGTGCTCGATTACGCTCCAGCCCTCAGCACCAACCTCAACGTTGACGATACTGGCAACACATTCGTCGGCGTGCTCAACGGCAAGTTCCGCGTGCACATCGACCCATACGCAACCCTCTCCAAGGACTTCTTCTGCGTTGGTTACAAGGGTAGCTCGCCATTCGATGCTGGTCTCTTCTACTGCCCATACGTACCGCTCCAGATGGTACGCGCAGTTGGTCAAGACAACTTCCAGCCCAAGATTGCATTCAAGACCCGTTACGGTCTCGTAAGCAACCCATTTGTTTACAACGCTTCGGGTGTATCGGACGGACAAGCTCTCACAGCTCGCCGCAACCAGTACTACCGCATCGTTCGTGTTGATAACCTCTTCTAATTCTAAAAATTAGATTGTCGAACAGGGGAGCTGAAAGGCTCCCCTGTTTTTTTGTAGATAAATAAGTTTAGGAGCATTTATGTTCGATCAAAACGGATATGGTCGTCTGCAGCTTCAGCCCGACAACAAAAACGGGATATTAGCTACACACTTTCAATTTGAACTCAGAAAAACTAGTGTAACTACTTTTTTTTGTCAAAGTGTAAATTTACCTGGTTTGAGTTTAACACCTGTTGAACAAAAAACCATGTTCAATAATATTCCTCGACCTAGCGGCGCTTTGGTGCCTGAAAATTTAGCAATCAATTTCATGGTTGACGAAAATTTAAAAAACTGGTTTGAAATTTATAATTGGTTGCAAGAGTGTTCGGACGAACGCGATTTCACCAAATACAAGCCGCCTTCACAACATCTAAATAGCGAAGGATTGTTGTTTATACACGACAGCAACAATCAACCACGGTTCAAAGTAAATTTTGAAAATCTGTTTCCAGTGAGTCTAAGCGGAATAAATTTTCAAACAGGACAAACAAATTCCACTTACCAATATTGTAGCGCAAATTTTAGATACACGGTGTTTACAATAAAAGAAATTTAATTTGGAGATTTATATTATGAAGATAGACGAATTGAGATCGCATGCAGAAAAAGATCTATCGTTTGACAATACCGAATTGGATCGTGAATCGCTAAGAATTCCTCAGCTTCACAACAAATATCTAAATTTTTTAAGCGACGAGCGACTCGTACTCAAAGGTTTTCAAATGGAGTACGACAAGTTGTGTCGTCTCAAATGGGAATATTACACTGGAAAAATGGATAGCCAACAACTCGCCGAACACGGTTGGCAACCGTTCATGTTACGAATATTAAAGCAAGACGTTGATCTTTACATGAACAGCGACGATGATATTTTGGCTGTTAAAGCCAAGATTGAACGTCAAAAAGAAAAAGTTGATTATTTGGAATCGATACTCAAAGGTATCATGAATCGTCATTGGCAAATTCGCTCGGCTATCGATTGGCGTAAATTTACGAGCGGCGTGAATTAAATAAAATGAGCAACACACCCGATATTGTTGTTTTTTACAATAATGATGTTCATGCCAAGATATCTTGCCGTGAACCGAGTATCGGCATGGAAATGGTTGATTATTTTACATTCACGGTTCCCAATGCAAGATACACTCCTGCATATCGCCATAAAATATGGGACGGTAAAATTCGTTTGTACAATCAATACAACGAATTGTTGTATTGTGGTTTGATGCCATATGTTATAAAATTTGCTGAAGAAAGAAATTACACTTTAAAATTCAACGATGATTTTGTTTCGACAAATTTTAATAATTATTCCAAAGAAGATACAGTTGATTTTTTAAACAGTCTCAACATACATTCACGCAATGCTAAATTGACTCCGTTACCGCATCAAATAGAGGGTGTTAATTACGCAACAAACAACAATCGTTGTTTGTTGTTGTCGCCTACCGCTAGCGGAAAGAGTTACATAATATATGCTCTTGTTCGACACTATCAAACTAAAATAAAAAATAAAATTTTAATAGTTGTGCCTACCGTGTCTTTGGTTTATCAGATGTTGAATGATTTTAAAGACTACAGTTCTGCCGTGGAATGGGATATTCAAACCGAATGTCATGGCGTTTTTTCTGGTCAAAACAAAGACACGGACCGTCAAATTGTTGTGAGCACATGGCAGAGTATTTACAAATTATCTAAAAAGTATTTTGAACAATTCGAGTGTGTGATAGTTGACGAATCGCATCATATGCGAAGCGATAGCATCAAAGGTATTATGGAAAAACTGACAAAATGTCCATATCGAATAGGATTAACTGGTACTCTTGATGGTATGAAAACCAACAAATTGGTGGTGGAAGGACTCACTGGTAAAGTTCACAGAATAGCATACACCAAAGATCTTATTGACGCTAACATTTTGAGTAAATTAAAGATAGAATGTATAACTTTAAAATACACCGACGACGAGCGAAAGTCAAATAAAAACTTAAAATATGACGAAGAAATAAAATACCTGATATCGCACGATCGCAGAAACAATTTTATTTCCGACTTGGCTTTGAATCTCAAAGGAAATACTTTGATACTGTATCAGTTTGTTGAAAAACATGGAAAACTTTTACACGATTTGATATCTTCAAAAAACAAAGACAACAACAGAAAAATATATTTTGTTAGTGGCGATATCGAAGCTGATGTTCGCGAATCGATGCGTAAAGCAGTTGAAAACGAAAACAATGCGATAATAGTGGCTAGTTATGGTACTTTTAGTACGGGTATAAATATACGCAAACTGCACAATGTTATTTTTGCTAGTCCTAGTAAAGGTCGTGTGCGTGTTCTCCAGAGTATCGGTAGGCAATTAAGAAAAAGTGATTCCAAAGAATGTGCAAAACTTTATGACATTAGCGATGATATGAGTTGGAAATCGCATCAGAATTACAGTTTGAAACATTTTATGGAACGTTTGAAAATATACAGCGAAGAAAAATTTGATTATAAAACAGTGAGTATAAAATTATGAAAAAGAAAAAGAAGCCATCCGATTATTCGATCAAAATATTAAAATTAAACTACGGAGAAACATTGATATCGTATGTGAAACACGATGCCAACGAGTTGATTCTTTTGGATCCGATGGTGATGGTTTACATACCCATGTTTGATAAAAATGGAAACATCACAAACACTGAAGTGGCTTTTCGTGATTGGATAGAAGGTTCTTTGAAAAAAGAATATCGAATATCAAAAAGTATAGTTTTAGTTGAAACCGATTGCGAGTCGGTGATACTCAATACTTACAACAAAATATTAATGGAAGATGATAAGTTCTTTTCAGACGATCACCTTAAAAATACTTTAGATCTGTTTGACACACCCGATAAAGGTAAGCTTGGTCCTAAATTAGAAAATTTTGAAGACGGTGAAGACGAAGACGATTTGGATGCTGATGGGTGGGACGATGTTCCACCTCGTTTTAAACCTTAAGGTACCTTAAGAATACTACTTGTGTTTCCCTGAGCATGCATATTTAGCATGGTACTTTACAACAACAACACGAAAATTGCCATTTTGCAAAAATATTTTTTTGTAACAATTTATAAACAAACTGCGTATAATATTGGAGAAAAGATTGGCTAAAAAGAAAAGAAAAAGAAAAAATATGAGTGTTGACACAAACAAACAAAAGAAAGTATCCAAAACATCCAATTACATAGACAACGACAAAATGTATGAAGAGATGCGAGAATATGTAAAGAATGTTGCTGAATACAACAAACTTTTATCAACACTAAAACCAGAAGATCCAAAACCTAAAAAACCAGCCGTTTCCGAATACATTGGCAAGTGTATCATGATGATTGCTCAACGATTAGCAACCAAGCCTAATTTTGCAAATTACACGCATCGTGAAGAGATGATTGGCGATGGTATAGAGAATTGTTTGATGTATATCGACAATTTTAACCCTAAGAAATCTAAAAATCCTTTTGCATATTTCACTCAGATAATATACTTTGCATTTATACGCAGAATACAAAAAGAAAAAAAGCAAGCTTACGTGAAAATGAAAATGTTTGAAGAAATGGATGTAAAAGGTAGCTGGTTGAAAAAAGCTTTCAAAAATGATATGGATGATGCTCGTTTTACTAGCAAATCGGCATCCAAAAACATGTATGCCGACTATTTCAAGTTGAGTCAAAATGATATAGATATTATTGAAAAAAACAATAAAAAAGACTTGAAAAAGAAGAGCAGAAAATCAAATTTAGAAGATTTTTTTGAATAAAATGAAACTTCCAATAATATGCGACACACATTTTGGTTTTAAAAACGATTCTCCTGTATTCAGGGAATACTTTAATAATTTTTTCAAAGAAATATTCTTTCCGTATGTTGATGCCAACAACATAAAAGAAATAGTGCATCTTGGCGATCTGATGGATCGTCGCAAATATGTAAACTTTGAGACTGCTAAGTATGTTCGAGAAAACTTCATTCAAGAATTGGAAAAAAGAGACATTACAATGCATGTCATGCTTGGCAATCATGATGTGTATTACAAAAATACAAATGCTGTAAATAGTATACGTGAACTTTTTTCAAACTCAAAAAGCATAAAACTATACGAAGATTTTCAAGATGCAACCATTTGTGGTTGCTCTTTTGCTATTTTTCCATGGATATGCGACGAAAACCACGCTAGATTCGTAGAATTTATTAAAAATTCTCGATCTTCAATAGCATTTGGTCATTTAGAATTGTATGGGTATGAAGTTCTCCGAGGAATACGAAGCGAAGAAGGTTTGCAATCTTCGCTTTTCGAGCGTTTTGAAATGGTTATGTCGGGACACTATCACCAAAAGAATGGCGATGGACACATAAACTATTTGGGAACGCAATACGATATGACTTTTGCGGATGTGAATGAAACCAAAGGTTTTCATATATTAGACACTGATACCAAAAAACTACAATTTATAATCAATCCCAATAAAATGTTTTATTGCCTGATATACGACGACTCGGAAGAAGTTAAAATACCAGATTTCACAAAATATAAAAAATCTTACATAAAACTTATTGTCAAAAACAAGAAATCAGCCAAGCAATTTGACAAATATATCAACAAACTTTACGAAGTCGAACCATACGAAGTTAATATAATAGATGAATACGAATTGATCGAGGCTACACCAGAAGACATTGACATAACACAAGACACTTTGAGCATAATTTACAGTGACATTGACGAGAATAAAAATTACGAACAACAGGTTCTAAATTCTCTTAAGAAGATAATGACCGATTTGTATCTTGAAAGTTTTGAGGTTGACTGATGATTGAATTTCAAAAATTACGATGGAAAAATCTGCTTTCTTATGGTAATTTTTTTACTGAAATTGATTTTCAGAAACACAATATGACGTTAATTTCTGGAAAAAATGGCAGCGGAAAAAGCACAATAGGTGAAGCATTAACGTTTGGATTGTTTGGTGTGCCTTTTAGAAACATAAACAAACCAAATCTTCTCAACAGTATAAATGAAAAAGATTGTGTGGTAGAAATTGAATTTTGTATTGGTAAAAAACAATATAAAGTTCGCCGTGGCATCAAACCAAACATATTTGAAATATATTGTGATGGTAAAATTGTTGATCAAGATAGCAAATCCAAAGACTATCAGAAATATCTTGAGCAAAATATACTCAAGCTGAATTACAAATCGTTTACGCAGCTAGTATTTTTGGGATCTAGCAATTTTGTTCCGTTTATGGAGTTGGCTGCTCAAGATCGACGAGAAGTCATAGAGGAGTTGCTAGATATACGTGTTTTCAGCAAAATGAACACGGTATTAAAAGAGAAAATGTCGGGTTTGAAAGAAAATATGAAGGATGTTGATCGAGATATAGTTATTGCAAAAGAAAAAATAGATCTTCAAAGAAATCACATCAAAAAACTACAGAGCAACAATACCACTAGTATAAATCACAACAATAATCAAATTAAAGAGAGTCACGATGCCATATCTAAAATTAATTTGGAAATGGATAGAATCAATTTTGAGATCGTTTCTAGGAGTGAACGAATCCGAGATAGCGAAAGAATACAAGAAAAACACAGAAAATTCCAAGAAATCTCAAAAAAGCTTGGAGGACAAATCACAAAAATCGAAAAATCAATTGATTTCTACTCGCAAAACAATGAGTGTCCGACATGCAGTCAAAAGATGGACGGAGATTTTAAGCAAAAAACAATAGACAACAAAAAGCAGAAACTACAAGAGTTAAAGTCAGCTTGTGACGATTTATCAAACAAAATACAAGAGACTAGTCAAATTCTTTTGGAACATGATAAAGTAAACAAAGAAATATTGAAATTAAATTCTGAATATCAGAATAAAAATGCTAGTATTTCGGGCATAAATCAGTATATTTTAAAATTGCAACAAGAAAACCAGCGTTTGTCGAGCACCGACGGAGTTTGCGAAGAAGAGCAGAAAAAACTTCAACAATGTGAAGATGATCATGCAAATCTGCTTGTCAAAAGAGATGAAATGGTTGATCTCAAGCACATGTATGATATCTCGGTTGACTTGTTGAAAGATACAGGAATCAAAACCAAAATAATTCGTCAGTATTTGCCAGTTATGAACAAGCTTATAAACAAGTACCTAACATCAATGGACTTTTTTGTAAATTTTAATCTAGATGAAAACTTCAAAGAAATTATAAAAAGTCGATACCGAGACGAGTTTGAATACAACAATTTTTCGCAAGGTCAAAAGTTTCGAATCGATATGGCTTTGCTTCTTACGTGGCGAGAAATAAGCAGAAAAAAGAACAGTACCAACACGAATATATTGATTCTCGATGAAGTTTTTGATAGTAGTTTGGATGCATCGGGCACCGAAGATTTTATGAAACTGTTGAGAACTTTGAGCAAAAAAACACATATTTTTGTTATCAGTCACAAACCAGATGTCATTAGCGATCGTTTTGATCATCATATTAAAGTGGAAATAAAAAATAATTTTTCTGCCATAGCATGATCGTTAGAATAAATAACACTACAGGAGTTTATTATGCCAAACAGCAAGCGAATTAATGTGAATAGAAAGCATCGCAAGCGTCAGAATCGCCTCAAGCAGATTCGACGTGAACAATCAAAGACTCGATAAAACAAGGATATATTATGAGTAACTTTTTGAAAGATATGGTTAAAACCACTGGCAACGAGTTTGCTAGTATCGTCGAAGACGGTATTGACGGTGGTGATGTAACTGGGTTTGTTGACACGGGTGTATACGCTCTTAACGCTCTTCTTAGCGGCTCGCTTTACGGCGGCATGCCAGCCAACAAGATCATGGCTCTTGCGGGCGAGAGTGCAACTGGTAAAACTTTCTTTGCTCTTAGTATCGTCAAAACTTTCTTGGAAGCAAATCCAGATGGTGTTTGTATGTATTTTGACAGCGAAGCCGCCGTTACTAGCGATATGTTCCGCACACGAGGTATCGACACGCGTCGAGTTGCTGTGATCGGTGTGGCAACAGTCGAGGAATTCCGTAATCAAGCTGTCAAGGTAGTAGACAACTATCTCAAGATGCCTGTGGGCGAACGCAAGCCGATGATCATGATTCTCGACAGCCTCGGAATGTTAAGCAGCACCAAAGAAATGAACGACACTGCCGAAGGCAAAGACACACGCGACATGACTCGTGCGCAGGTCACCAAGGCTACGTTCCGTGTGCTTACGCTCAAGCTTGGCAAGGCTGGTATTCCGCTGATTATGACCAACCATACATACGAGACTATGAGCATGTTCCCGCAAAAGGTAATGGGTGGCGGTACAGGTCTTCGATACGCAGCTTCAACCGTTCTGTTCCTCAGCAAGCGCAAAGAAAAGATCGACAACGAAGTGGTTGGTAATGTGATTCACTGCAAGCTTGATAAGGGTCGATTCACCAAAGAAAATACAATGGTGGATGTGCTGCTTCGTTACGATACGGGTCTCAATAAGTACTACGGATTGCTTCCGATCGCTGAAAAGTATGGTATTTTCAAGAAGGTTAGTACACGTTACGAAATGCCTGATGGTACAAAAGCATTCGAAAAGAATATCAACGAAAATCCCGAGAAGTACTATACCGATGATGTTATGAAGCAACTTGAAACGGCAGTTGCTCAAGAATTTAAATATGGTAATGAAATAACGGAATCAAAAGATGCTGATTGATTTACGAATAGTTCCAGTGCTATGGATAAATTTGGAAGAGCACAAAGAAAACGCAAACAATATAACTGCAATGTTAAATGGATATGGCTTTGAAAACCATCGTCGAACTCCTGGCATAAGAGTCAATGGATTCGACGGAGTTTCGTACCATCAAAAAATAGATCATTATATGGGAGTAGGTCTTGCTCAATTGAATGGCATGCGCCAAATCAAGTCGAGTTTACCAGCTCTCGTATTGGAAGATGATGTGGCTATATCATCAAATTTCAATCCAGTTTTGGAAGTGCCTGATGATACAGATGCAGTTTATCTTGGTGTTTCTCGAGCTGGTAACGCATTCGGATACAAAATATCCGACAAGTATGCTAGAATATTTAATGTGTTGTCGGCACACGCTATTCTTTATATTTCTGATAAGTTTATTAACGATGCAATTGAGTCATCCAAAAAATGTTTGATTGATGATCAAGCACCTTTTGATTTAGCGATGTCGCAAATGTTGGCTAGACACAATGTTTTGACTCCATTGAATCCTTATTTTTATCAGTCGAACCAAAGACAAAGTGAAAACAAATGGGAACATTTAACAAATTGTCCCATAAAAATATATGAGAAAACTACAAGCGTTTAATCCTCAATTTCAAATTCAATACAGTAGTTGTTCGACATTAGCACCTTCAAATTTCAATTGGTGTCACGAACCGTCTGAACTTGGAGCTGTTTTTTTGGATGCTTCTATACCAGAAGGTTTGAAATTGAATATGTCCACAAAAAAGTACGCTTGGTTGGTTGAATCTCCCGAACTGTTGGGTGAATTGATAAATTATATAAAAGTTAACAGAAAATTAGTGTCTTATAGTTACAAAGCTTTGTTTACTTGTGTTGAATCGTTGGTGGGATTGGAACACAATTTTTATTACTGTCCTTCTGGTTCAAATTTACCATGGATAAAAGATAAAAAAATATATAATAAAACTAAATTATGCTCGATGTTTGCTTCGCGCAAAAGATACACTAGCGGTCACATAAAACGCGAAGACGTAGCCAAAAAATATCAACACAAGATTGATTTGTTTGGAGGAACACTCAACAGTGCTCGTTTGGGTGATGGAATACATCCCGACAAATCTGAAGGTGTTTGTCCGTACATGTTTTCAATTGTGATTGAGAACTGCAAACACGACAAGTATTATACCGAGAAGATAACCGATTGCTTTGCAACTGGCACAATTCCAATATATTGGGGAACCGATAAAATTGTTGAAGATTTCAACAGCGATGGTATAATAAAGCTGACCGATGATTTTGATATAAACACACTGTCAATAGAATTATACAACAGCAAAAAACACGCAATAGAAGACAATTTTAAACGTGTTTGCGATATGAAAATGGCAGACGACTATCTGTTCGAAAAGATAATAGAAATACAATAATACTTGAAAGGATAATTATGCAAACGATAACTCTCAACGAATGGGAGCCATGGGAGCACATGAAGTTTGATGGTAGTGGAACTCATTCGGACTATGACGCTATCGAAATAGGTGCATTGGACGGAGAAACTACTAAAGTTTTAGCTAGAAATTTCAAGAGAGTTTTTGTAATTGACCCTTGGGACGGAAGACAACAAGGTGTAGTTCAAAAATATGACATATGGAAAAATAATACTAAAGAATTTAAAAACGTATTTCATGTTAGAACGGGTTCAGAAACTCAAGAAGCTAGAAACTTTTTAGCTAGTATAAAAGATTGGAATTTAGGATTTGTTTACGTTGATGGTTTACATACAGCAGAGGCTGTAGTTAATGATATTAATCTTGTTTTTCCTTATTCAAACAACAAAACAAAAATCATGGTTGATGATGTAGAATATCCTCCTGTTCAAATAGGCTGCAATCAAGCATTCATTCAATTAGCCCCAAAAATATTATTTGAAAAAATTATAAAATCTTCTTTGCACCCTAGGATAAAATGGATTTATGGAGTAAACAATTAAAAATTATGAAATATCTTACTTATACTAATAGTGGATGTATAGATTTGTGCAGAAATATGGTAACTTCTCTTAAACAAGTAGGAGTAGATGCAAAAAATATTTCAATACATTGCTTTGATAAAATTAGTATGAAGTCTTTAGCAGATCTTGATTGTCAGCTTTATACATGGAAAGAATTGTCGGATGATTTAACAGATTACCAAGAATGGTCTTTTGATCCATCGTCAAGTTTTTCTAAAATTGTAAGTTGGAAATGGAAAATAATTAAAAATTTTTATAACAATAATAAGGAATTCATTTTCACAGACACCGATATTGTATACAAAAAGAATGTTGAAAATGATTTAAAAAGTTACGGTAAAAACATATGCATTCAATGCGATACACCTGGTTCTCTTTACTGTACAGGATTTATGTATTTTAAAGAATCACCTGAGGCTACAACCATAATAAATTCATGTGCTAATAACCATATGGATGATCAAATAATATTTAACAGAAATGTAAATGAATTAGGTTTGCGTGATAAAATATGTTTATTACCTCAGGACAAATATCCGAATGGACATGTATTCTATAAAACAGAAATCGATAAATCAAACATAGCGATCATACACAACAATCATATGCTCGGTAAAGAAAATAAAATTAATATGTTTAAAAAATATGGAAATTGGTTTGTATGATACCAGATGTTTATCGCCCCTGTCCAAAATATCCAACATATCCTCCATATCATGAGGGTCTGTATTTAGAAGATTATTTCTACGAATGGTCTAAAAATAAATCTTTTAATAGAATTTACATTCCTATTTTTTGGACCACCTTGTATTGCGATAACCATCCAATCAATATTCAACATGTTCTTAATAGATTAGATCCAAATAAAAAGTATTTTACAGTTTGTCAGCACGATGATGCTCCTCGCGAGCGTTTGCCAAAAGATACTTTGGTATTTTCTGCGGGTGGAAACGTCATAAATGAACAAACAGTAGCGATACCTTTAATCTGCTCCGAGATTAAAAATCCCAATCCCGCACAACAAAAACAGTTTTTTTGTTCTTTTATAGGATCCGTAACACATCCAATCAGGGAAAAAATGATATCATGTTTGAAAGGTAAAAACGATTATGTTTTGTCGTATCAAAACTGGACTCCATCGGTTCAGTCTAAACAATTCGAGCATTTTAAAACTGTAACCGAGAATAGTGTGTTTTGCTTGTGTCCTAGAGGATACGGAAAGAGTAGTTTTAGGTTATACGAAGCAATGCAACTAGGTGCGATACCAGTTTACATTAGCAATCATCATTATCTTCCATGGACCGATGAATTGGATTGGAACAGCTTTTCGGTGCTTGTAAAGGAAAATGAAATACAAAATATAGATCAAATATTGAAAAGCATTTCACAACAAGAAATAATTAGCAAGCAAAACAAGATAAATGAATTGTATAAAAAGTATTTTAATCTAAACGGTATCTGTAATCAAATAATGAAAAGGGTGAATGAATGAAAAAATTTTTATTGGTTGTGGCAAATTATAAAGATCAACGCCAAGAAATATTTGAAAAATACTATTCTCCTAGAAACAAGGAATTTTGCCAAAAACATGGTTATGAATATATTGTATCTAAAGGAATTGAAATATTTCGTTCAAATCCAACATGGTGGAAGTTTACTGTTCCTTTAGATTTAATAGATAGAGGTATAGTCAATCAAGGTGACGTAATACTTCATCTTGATGCAGATATGATTATAAAAAATACTGATTTAGAATATCCTCATCAAAAGAATTTTACTTATTGTATTGACAATGGAAATTCACATTGCATGGGAAATTATTCTATTCGTGTAACAGAGTGGACAAGAAATATGTTTAAAAATATCTTGGACGAAAAACTTTGGAATGACTGTAAAGACACGGAATTATGGCAACTGTGGCGTGAACAAGCAGCTTGGTACACGTTAGCTGGAGTTCCTAGACACAGTTGGATTGATTATAGAATTATGCCACACAAAGGTTGGCATCAAACTCAGGATGAATTTTTTAAAAATAAAGTAAAATATTCTTTACATGAACTGTATAATAATGTAGAAGTTCTCGGTCCAGAGTGGAACTCTACGATACTATCAGAAGATAAAGATACTATTCCAGATGGAATTTTTCAATACAATATAGCAAGAAGTAAAAGAGATAACTGCATTATAAGACATTTTGCTGCTGGTCAAGCATGGAGATTGGATTATTGATGATACATTATATTATATTATCTTGTAAAAAATTAGAGCATTTTAGAAAAATTCAAAAAATAACATGGCTTAAATATATTAACAAAGACGATACCTTTTGTTTTTTATCAGGCAAAGAACATAAAACAGAAGAAGAGAACGTTTATTGGACAGATACTACAGATGATTACCTTTCTTGTCCTAATAAATATATCGACTATATTAGAAACGGATTGAATCAACTCGATAAAAAATGGTATTTTTTTTGTGACGATGATAGTTTTGTTTTTCCAAATAGGTTAAATGAATTACTAAAAAAATATGATTTTAACAAATCACATATAGTAATGAATCCTAATCCATATGAAAAACCAGACGATCCTAAAAATACAAGATATTCTAATTTTGTAGAAACTGGTGAAACTTTTTATCCAAATATATCTCCTTTAGGTGGAGGAGGTTTTGCTATAAGCAGATTCGCTATGATTAATATGATTAATTATCTAAAAAATACTATCAATCCAGCTATTTGTGTAAATAGTGACAGAGCTATTGCTCACTGGTTATCTGCTTCAGGTTTAAAGCAAAATGATATGATATTTAACTATTTTTTATACAATGATGCACCAAATGACTTACAAATAAAAGATTCAAGGTTTATTAGCTTTCATCGTGTTTCTTTAGATAAAATGGTTTCTTATTGCAATTTAATATAAAATTGAGAATAAAATGAAAAAAATAAAAATAGCATACTCTGATTTTTGGTACCCATTCGATCCTAAAAATACATTTTATAATGAATTGTTAAAATTTTTAGGTTATGAAGTGGAAATTGTGGACTTAAAACAATCTCCTAATATTTTATTTTATTCTTGCTATACACATGACCATAGAATGGTAGACAGAAGCAGAACCAAAAAAATATTTGTTACTGGAGAAAATGTTCGTCCAAATTTTAATGAATGTGATTATTCTATTTCTTTCGACTTTCCCGATTATGGTGGTAAAAATATCCGTTTACCTCTATGGCTATTTCAAATTGATTGGTTTAATAAAGAAAATTATACCAATCCAGAATATGTTATCCCACAAGACAAATTGTATGAAAACGATTGGATGAAAAAACAAAAAACAAAGTTTTGTTGTATAGTTTTTAATACATATTCTCATTATCGAGCAGAGATGATTGAAAAATTAAGTAGATACAAAAAGGTTGATTGTTATGGTAAACCTTTTGGTAACTGGTTTTATGGAGAAAAAAATAAAATAAACGTTCTTTCAGATTATAAATTTAATATTTGTTTTGAAAATAGTTTGTATCCAGGTTATTACACAGAAAAACCCATACACTCAAAAACAGCAGGATGTATTCCGATTTATTGGGCAGATAAATATTGTTACAACGATTTCAATCAAGGATCTTTTTTGAATTTAAATGATTGTAATAATAGTGTAGATTTATTGATACAGAAAATCATAGAAATGGATAGCAATCAAACTCGGTATGAAAATATGAAAAATACAAGTTTGTATAAAAACAAGCCATCTATAGACTATGTTATTAACAGGATGAAACAAATATTATGCGAAATGCAATTGTAACTGGATCAGCTGGTTTAGTTGGAAGCCAAGCAGTAAAATTTTTATCCGAAAAAGGATTTAAAGTTATTGGTATTGATAATGGAATGCGCAAATATTTTTTTGGTGAAAATGCTTCCACAGACAATACTAAAAAATATTTAATTTCAAATATTGAAAACTACGTTCATCATAGCGTGGATATTAGAGATGCCGCTGAAATCGATAAGATATTCGAAACCCATGCGTCAGAGTGTGATATAATTGTACATACAGCGGCGCAACCATCTCATGATTGGGCAGCAAGAGAGCCATTTACAGACTTTTCTGTGAATGCCATAGGCACCTTAAATTTATTAGAATCTACTAGAAAGTATTGTCCTAGTGCTACTTTTATTTTTACATCAACCAATAAGGTGTATGGAGATCGTCCTAATTTTTTGCCAATTGTTGAAATGAAAACTCGATACGAGTGTTTAGTAGATAATAATCCTTATTCTATTGATGAAAATTTTTCAATAGATCAAAGCAAGCATTCGCTTTTTGGAGCTTCTAAAGTAGCGGCTGATATTTTATGTCAAGAATATGGTAGATATTTTGGATTGAAAACTGGAATATTTCGTGGCGGTTGTTTAACTGGACCAGACCATGCTGGAGCTGAATTGCATGGTTTTTTATCTTATTTGGTAAAATGTGTGGTTCATGATAAACCTTACACAATATTTGGATATAAAGGTAAACAAGTTCGTGACAATATTCATAGTCAAGATATTTTAAATATGTTCTGGGAATTTCATCTTAATCCTAAATGTGGAGAAGTTTATAATATTGGTGGTGGTCGTGACAATTCATGTTCAATATTGGAGGCAATAGATAAGATTAACATTTATGCAAATAAAAAATGGAATTTATATTCAATAAACGAACAAAACAGAATAGGCGATCACATTTGGTATATTACAGATTTAACAAAATTTAAAAAACACTATCCAAATTGGAATATTAATATCTCTTTAGATAACATAATACAAGAGATGGTTAATAAGGAGTTGAAAGTTGGTTGAAACTAAAACATATATTATTCACTGTAAAAAACTTATTGATCGTAAAAAACATATGTTAGAACAGATGCTTTCAAATGAATTTACAAACTATGAATTTTATGAAGAGTACGATGCAGATGAATTGAATGAAAATTTTATAAAAGATATTTACAATACAGACGTAAATATGCAAAAATATAAAATGAAGCTATGGTCTTCTGGTGGAACTGCTAGAATTCTTAGAAGAGAAGAAGTTTCATTGACTTATAAATTTTATAAAGTTTTTGAAAAGATTGCATTTGGACAAGACGAATCTGCTATCATTTTTGAGGATGATGTGATTTTATCTTCTGATTTTGAGTCTTCTTTCAAGATGTATTGCACGGAACTTCCAAGCGATTATGATGCTGTATTTTTTGGTAGTGGTGCTAATTTACACATACAAACTGAAGATCAAAAACATTGTTACAAGAAAAGTCACCCGGCTACTAGATGTGCTGATTCTTTTATGATAACAAAAAAAGCGTGTCAGCAATTGGTAAAAACTTATTTACCTTTTTCTTTGTGTTCCGACTGGGAAATAGCTTGGCAAATGGCGAGACACAATCAAAATATATATTGGTTTGAACCATCTCTAGTTAAACAAGGATCTGAAACAGGTCTTTTTCAATCAACACTTAGATAAAATATATTATGAAAAAGAAAATAGCTTTTTTGAAATTTGCTGGTCTAGCTTCAGGTGGAATTGAAAAATATCTTCAAACTATGGCTGTAGTTTTGAAGAAAAATGGACATGATGTTGATTATTATTATACAAACGCCGCACCGTTCATAAACAGCGATTTCGTTCATCCGCCAAACGACGAGAATCGTCGTCAATATCTTTTAAACAATAACATATCGACTTACGAAATTAAGGTTGGTTATAAAAACGGTGGAACAATTCCGTATACATGGCACGATACGAATATATGGGATGTATTTGATCCTTCTAAATATGATTTTATTCAAACTGGTCGAGCAGGATATCCTGAATATCCGTTTACTGAAATAAAAAACACAAAAATCGTAGATAGTATCCATGGACCTTGGGTACACAAACAAGAAAATATAGTTCATTCTATATTGTTGTGTAAATGGCAACTAGATCAATGGGTATCGAATGGAGGAGATGTTTCAAAAACAACTATCATACCATCTTTAGTTTATGTTCCACCAATAAAATCAAGTAATTTGAGACAAAAATACAATCTGAAAGATAAATTTATTTACGGAATACATCAAAGAAACGATCCTGGTATTTTTTCACCTGCTAATTTACAGGCTTATAAAAATATTTCTAATGACAATAATTGTTTTGTAATACTAGGAGGTTCTAACAAACATAGAGAATATGTAGCTGCTAATAAAATTCCAAATGTTTATTTTGAAGATTTTAGTTCAGATGTTAATCAGATACATGATTTTTTAGAAGGTATAGATGTTTATGCTCACGCTCGTAATGGTGGTGAAGTGTGCTCTGCCTCAATAGTAGAAGCTATGTATCATGGAAAACCAGTTATAAGCATACCTGGAAAGGATATGGGACATTTAGAACAAATTGACGGTTGTGGAAAAATGTGTTACAATTTACAAGAATATATGTCTGAAATGGTTATATTGGAAAAAAGCAGACAGTATTACGTTTTAAAATCGTCACAAACAAAACAAAAATACAAAGAAAAGTATGATTTTAATAAGATAGAAAAAGATATAGTTGATTTATATGAAACTTTAACATAAAGGATTTTTATGCCAGTAGACAATGATGGTGTTGATTTTAAAAAATGGAAACAAAATTGCACAGTACTTATTGAAACAGGCACGGCATTCGGAGATGGTATATCTTCAGCTCTTTGTGCGGGAATTGAAAAGATTTATTCTATTGAATTACAACCAGATCTTCATCGAAATGCAGTTGATAAATTTAAAGACAACAAAAATGTAGAAATCATTTACGGAAATTCTATGGATGTGCTTCCGTCTTTGATAGAAAAAACAAAAAATGAATCTGTTTTGTTTTGGTTAGATGCTCATTGGTCAGGAAGCGAGTTTGCTGGTGAGATGATGAATGTTTTTCTTCCTAAAGAATTGGATTCTATAGAAAAGCATATTTCTGTAAGAAACAACAGAAATATAGTTATTATGATAGATGATATGAATTTTTACGAACACGACACCGCATTCAAAAATACAATTGAAGAAAAACTTAAAAAAATAATTCCAGAATGTAATTTGTCTTACTATAAATCTTCAGGTAATAATCATATTATATTAGTAGCTTATAAATGAAATACTGTTTTGATTTAGATGAAACCATATGCGCTACTCCAGCTTCTCGTAAATATGCAGAGGCGGTTCCATACATTAAAGTTGTATCTGCAATAAATGATTTATATGATCAAGGTAATGAGATAACAATATTCACAGCTCGTGGAGGCAGTTCTGGTATAGATTACACAGAACTGACTCACAATCAACTGCAATCTTGGGGATTAAAGTATCATAAATTAATACTTAAAAAACCAAGTTACGACTATTTTATAGACGACAAAGCCATAAATAGTGTTGATTGGCGAAATAAAAACAACATTAAAATAGTGGGTTTTGTTGCTAGTTGTTTTGATTTGTTGCATGCAGGACATTGTTTATATTTGAAAGAAGCAAAATCATATTGTGATCATCTTGTAGCAGGTCTTCATGTTGATCCTAGCAATGAAAGAGCGAACAAAAATAAACCTATACAAAGTTTGGAAGAAAGAAAAATACAGTTAGAGTCTACAAAATATGTTGATGAAATTTTGATTTATAATACAGAACAAGAATTGGAAAATTTAATAAAACAAGTAAAACCAGACGTTCGTTTTTTAGGTAGCGATTGCCAAGATAAAAAAATTACAGGATATGAGTATTGTAAAAATATAATTTATCACAATAGAGCAAATCATATATGGTCTTCGAGTGAATTAAGAACAAGGATAAAAAATGACATTAGATGAAAAAATTGATGAAATAATGATGATGGTTGATAACGCTCCAGAAAAAACTTCTGAATACGACTTCCATAGAACTTATTTTTCAAAAGTATTACCTAAAGTTCAAATAGATGGAATGTGGACGGAATTTGGTGTTTATCGCGGAAGATCTATAAAAACAATATCAACTTACGCTAGTAAAAAAAATGCAATTGTTTATGGTTTTGATAGCTTTGAAGGGTTACCAGAATTTTGGGACAAGGACAACCCTAAAGGTTGTTATGGATTGGCTGGAAAAATTCCAGATGGTATTATTGATGATAGATTTCCAGATGCCGATACAGGTATGTTTAATAGTGGACCAACAAGAAGAATGCTTCCGTGGCCAAGCAACGTTAAACTTGTAAAAGGTTTATTTGAAGATACCTTAGATGGATTTTTAAATGAACATAAAGATACAGTTGCGTATGTTCACATCGATTCTGATATTTATAGTGCCGCAAAAACAGTATTGACTAAATTGAAAGATAGAATAGTAGTAGGTACAGTATTAGATTTTGATGAAATTTGCGATTATCCTGATTACAGAAATCATGAAATTAAAGCTTTTGCTGAGTATTTGCTTGACACAAATAGAAAAGTATCACCAATATGCAGTCAGAGGTTGGGTTATAGTCAATGTAGTTTTATTGTAACAGAATAAACAATGAACTATAATGAATTGAGAATTTTATGAAAAAACAATTTGTAATTAATTATTTGAACGAAGTAAAAATGATATGCGATTCTATTTCAATTGAAAATATACTTGAATTTTCAATACAAATAGAAAATATTAAAAATAAAAACGGAAGAATATTTTTTCTAGGAGTCGGAGGAAGCGCTGGAAATGCTTCACATGCTGTAAACGACTTTAGAAAAATATTAGGAATTGAATCTTATGCTGTAACCGATAATGTTTCAGAATTAACAGCTAGAATCAATGATGAAGGTTGGGATGTTTCTTATGTGAATTTTTTGAAAGCTTCTCGACTTTCAAAAAATGATGCTATTATGATATTTTCTGTAGGTGGTGGTTCTTCAACCACTTCAATTAATTTAGTGAAGGCTATGGAATATGCCAAAGAAACAGGAACAACTGTTCTATCAATCGTAAGTAGAGATGGTGGAGCAGCTAAGTCTATGTCGGATGTATGCGTGCTCGTTCCTGTGATAGATCAAAGTAGAATAACTCCACACGCCGAAGAATGGCAAGCAATATTGTGGCACCTTTTGGTTTCAATGATAAAGGAATCTAAATCATGATTAAAAATTTAAAAGTTGGCACGATGCGAGATTCATTAGCCCAAAGAGACAATGAAATATACGATTATTTAAAACAATTAGAATCTAAAAAGGGCAGAAAATTGTCAATATTGGATGTTGGTGGTGGTTGTAGCATTAGACTTCCAAACACCACCCACGTTTTAGATTTTTTACCTCTTAGAGACGCAGCAAAAGATCAGAATGTTTCTTTGTTTTTAGGAAACATAGATTTGACTGACGGTTGGACAGAAGTTTTTGAGTATGTTAAACAAAATGGAAAATTCGATTTTGTTGTTTGTAGCCACACACTTGAAGACATAAATTCATCCGAACAAGTTATATTAAATCTGTTCAAAGTTGCCGATGCAGGCATGATTGCTCTTCCCACCAAATACATTGAAACCATACACTGGGAGACTTATTATCTTCAACAGCCATATATGGGATACGGACATCATAAATGGATTTATACCGTAAAAAACAATACTCTTTACGCATATCCTAAAATGGGACACATGGAGTATGTAAAATTTAATTTTTCAGGTTTACAAGAATATTTAAAAAGATATTCTAATCAGCAGACTGAAATGACCTTTTTGTGGGAAAACGATTTTTCATTTAAATTTGTACAACCATTTCAATATTTGAATCATTTTGAGCTGACAGAAACAAAACAGTCTGCGTACTTAGATTTGATGGAAAAGGATGATGTTTGTAAACTTTTTGTGGGGTAATAAATATGAAAATTAAAATTTATGCTGATGGATCTGATTACGATCAGATTGTAAATATTTACAACAACAGATTCACAAACAACATACATGGCTTTACAACGAATCCAACCTTGATGTGTAAAGCCGGAGTTTCCGACTACTTGGAATTCGCTAAAAAAGTTTTAATGGTAGTAAAAGAATCTCCAATATCTTTTGAAGTTTTTGCCGATGATTTTAATGAAATGCATAGACAGGCACTTATACTTTCAAAATTGGCGCCAAACGTATATGTAAAGATACCAGTAATGAACACTCAAAAACAGACATCTTATAATATTATACGAGAATTGTCTGATTTGGGAGTCAAGTTGAACGTTACAGCAGTATTTACAATAGATCAAATTAATGAAATATATAAGTGCTTAAATCCAAAAATAAATTCTATTGTTTCAATTTTCGGAGGAAGAATTGCAGATACTGGTGTAAATCCAGAAATTAGTATTATTCATGCCGTAAAAAATAGACCTTCTTCTAATATTGAAGTTTTATGGGCATCACCAAGAGAAGTTTACAATATATATCAAGCCGACTCTATAAACTGTGATATAATTACAGTCACGCCAGATCTTATCAAGAAGTTTATTGAGCTTCAAGGTAAAGATCTAGAGGAATACTCTCTAGAAACAGTAAAAATGTTTTACAATGATGCCTGCAGAGCTGGATTTAAATTATGATAATTTCTAGAACTCCTTTTCGAATGACTCTTGGTGGAGGAGGTACAGATTTACCTTCTTTTTATAAAAAACATGGTGGGTTTGTTGTATCAATGGCCATCGACAAGCACTGTTACATAACCTTCAAACCAAATGTATTTGATAGTTCTTTGATACTCAGATACTCTGAAAATGAAAAAGTAAAAAATATTTCAGAATTAAAAAATACACGAGCGCGAGAAGTGCTTCTTCGTCATGGAATAACCTCTGCAGAAATTTGTAGTATTGCAGATTTACCAACAAATACTGGACTAGGTTCATCTGGTAGTTTTTTGGTTGGAATGATAAACACTTTAAGAGAATACAAACGAATCAGTCAGCATCCAACCGAAATAGCTGAAGAAGCTTGTGATATTGAAATTAACAAGTTGAACGAACCAGTTGGCAAACAAGATCAATATATTGCCTCTTATGGTGGACTAAAAACATTAACTATTGATACATATGGAAATGTTAATGTCAAAAACGTAAATGTTTCTCACACAAACTTCAGTTTGTTTTTATCAAATATTCAAGTTTATTATTTGAATGTACAGAGAAACGCTTCGGATGTATTAAAAGAACAATCAAAAATGAAATCTAGCACCGAAGATTTACTGCTTAAAATAAAAGATTATGGATATCAAACACTTGACATAATTGAAAATCAAAATTTTGATCAATATGGATTATTGATGCATGATTATTGGGAATTAAAGAAAAAATTATCTTCTAACATCTCAATAAACACAGTGGACATTCTTTACGAAGAACTTCGTAAAAACTATAACGTTCTTGGTGGTAAAATAATCGGAGCTGGCGGTGGTGGATTTTTTATGGTTTATGTATACAAGAATCATAAAAAATTAGAAGAATACATGAATAGTATTGGATATTCTAAACTTGAATTTTCTGTAGATTATAATGGATCCAAAATATTGGGAAATTATATATGAAATGTTTGGTTACTGGTGGTAATGGTTTTATTGGATCGCACGTCGTTGATCGATTGATTAACAACGGTCACGAAGTAATTGTTATTGATGATTTATCAGGATTAAACGATAAATTTTATTACAATCAAAAAGCTTTGTATTACAGTGAAAACATATGCAATTACGATTTTCTTCTCAAAGCATGTAAAAATATAGACTTAATTTTTCACCTAGCAGCCGAATCTAGAATTCAACCAGCAATCGAAAATCCTTTGTTGGCTGTACAAACCAATATGGTTGGAACTGCTAATGTTCTTCAGGCAGCTAGATTAAATGGAGTTAAGCGAGTTGTATATTCTTCAACATCTTCAGTTTATGGTTTGAATGAAAATTTACCAACAGACGAAACTACACCTGTTGATTGTTTGAATCCATATTCTACCACAAAATATGGAGGAGAAGAATTGTGTCGAATGTACAGCAAACTTTACAATTTAGATACATGTATTTTTAGATATTTTAATGTTTACGGTGAAAGATCTCCCACAAAAGGACTTTACAGTCCTGTTATTGGTTTGTTTATAAAACAAAATAAAGAAGAAAATAAATTACACATTATGGGTAATGGGTTGCAAAGACGTGATTTTATACATGTTGCTGATGTGGCTGATATCAATATTAAAGCAGCTTTCCATGAATCTAATGTGAACGGAGAAACATTCAATATTGGGTTTGGAGAAAATCATTCGATTCAAGAGATAGCAAAAAACATAAATTCAAACATCGAGTATCATCCACCTAGAGTAGGTGAAGCTAAAAATACTTTGGCTGACATTACCAAAGTTAAGAAATTTTTTGATTGGAAACCACAAATTAATTTGTGGACTTGGTTATCGAATCAATTAAAATAATTTATGAATTATGATTATTTAATAGTGGGATCTGGATTGTTCGGATCTGTTTTTGCTCGCGAAATGACAGACAAAGGAGCAAAATGTTTAGTTATAGACAAAAGAAATTTTGTCGGAGGCAACTGTAGAACAACCGATGTAAATGGAATTCATGTTCACGAATATGGACCTCACATATTTCACACTAGCAGCAAAAGAATATGGGATTACGTGAATAAGTATGCTAATTTCAATAGATTTGTTTATAGACCAAAGGTTATATACAAAAATAAATTATATTCTTTTCCCATAAATCTGATGACTCTTTATCAAATTTGGGATGTAAAAACTCCAGAGGAGGCTCAGAAAAAAATAAATTCTGTTAAAAAGAATATAGAAAATCCAAAGAATTTAGAAGAATGGATTGTTTCTCAAGTTGGAGAGGAATTATATCATATTTTTGTGTATGGTTACACTAAAAAACAATGGAACTGCCATCCAAATCAATTGCCAGTTTCAATTATAAAGAGGCTACCAATACGTTTAAACTACGATGACAATTACTTTGAAGATAATTATCAAGGAATACCCGAAGAAGGTTATTCTAAAATATTTGAAAATTTATTAAAAAATGTAACGGTTTTGACAAACGTAGACTATTTTCAAGATAAAGATTATTGGAATAAAAAAGCTAAAAAAGTAGTGTATACCGGAGCAATAGATGAATTTTTTGATTATGAGTATGGTAATTTAAAGTGGAGAAGTTTGAAATTTGAACACGAACATTTAAATATTTCAGATTATCAAGGAAATGCTGTAATTAATTACACTGAAGAAAGTGTACCTTATACTCGAATAACCGAACACAAACATTTCACATTTGGCAGACAAAACAACACGGTAATAACAAAAGAATATCCACAAGAATGGGATAAAAGCAAAGAAAAATTTTATCCATTGAATGACGAAATAAACAACGAATTATATAAAAAATATAAACAAAAAATAAATAATGAAAAATTTATTTTTGGTGGAAGATTGGCGGATTACAAATATTATGACATGCATCAAGTCATAGGATCTGCTATAGCGGCTAGTGAAAAGGAAAGCTTGTAGTATGAAATCTTTAATTTTATCATTAGATCAAAATATGTCTAATATTTTTAATTATTTTCTATGTGATGAAAAAGATACAATACACAATTTTATTATCAACGATTCAAACGAACAGACTTTAAAATTATACAATAAAAATTCTTGTTTAGTAAACGAAAATTCTCTTTTATCTGAATATGATTTTGTTTTTATGTTTTTAGAACCTCTTCATTTTGTTGACAATCACATGTATACAAAATGGTTGCCAAGCGGAAATACAGTTATAAAATCTTCAGCTAGCACAACAATCGAAGATTATAGAAACAATTGTAGAAAATACAAAAATATTTTAAGTAAAATAAAATATTCAAAAATTATAATAGTTGACACTAGCGACCGGTCAATATACAAGGATGGTGGTTTCGAATTTATTAGATCTAATATATGTTCACAAATAGATTTAATTTTAAAAAGAGAATATAGAAGAACTTACGAATATTCATACAAAAAAGAAAATGTTAAACCATTTCCATATATGACATTTTCATCCGAACATGTGAAAAAATTTTATATCGATCCTTATCATGAAAAAAATATCCATGGAAGATTAAACTGCTCAACTTGGGCAGGTGCTGAACTGTATCGAGTTGAATTAGGTCTTCGAGACGAATGGGTTAATAGATATTACATGCTGCGTGCAATAGAAAAATTAGATAATAGCATAGTTAAAGTAAATTTGCCACGCGATCAATACATGGAATGTTTTAAAAAATTCAAAATGTTTATACATTTAAACGGAACTGGACATTTGTGTCATCGTTTTTTTGAAGGATTATCTACAGACACTTTGATGCTGTGGCAAGAAAATGATGTTATACTACCAAGTTCTTTTCATGAACTTTGTGTTTTTGAACATCCAGAAGAATACGCACATAAAGTAAATATCTTAAAAACAAATGTTTACGCTTTCAATGAAGCATATGCACATCAGAGAGAATTGATAAAAAAATATTTTAATCAAAAATATATAAAAGATTTTATTTTTAATTCTTTAAAGTGATTTTTAAATAAACACTTTTTGGATCTAAGTAAGTATTTGTAGTGCGTATAATACACCATGAAAATTGAACATGTAATTTTATTTAATTTAATCAAAAAAGAAGATTATGCAAGAAAGGTTCTTGCTTTTATTTCCTCTGACTATTTTTCAGAAACATCCGAACGAAGCACATTTGAAATTGTTCGTTCGTATTTTGAAAAATACAACACATGTCCATCAATCTCTGCATTAAACATAGAAATTGATTCTTTGACTGCAAGTCAAGCAGATCATGAAAATATGCGTGACTTGCTGAAAATTGTAGAAAATCTAAAAGACGCAAATGATGTTCAATGGGCAATCGATGCCACTGAAAAATGGTGTAAAGATCGTGCAGTTTACAATGCTATTTACAATTGCATCAAAATCATAGACGACAAAGAAGGCAAACAAAAGCTCAGTAAAAATGCCATTCCCGAATTGCTTCGTCAAGCTTTGAGTGTGAGTTTCGACACGAACATTGGACACGATTACACCGAATGTCTCAAAGAACGCTACGAATACTATCACAACGGCGAAGAAAAGATACCTTTTGATCTTTCAATGTTGAACACCATCACCGATGGTGGTGTGCCACGCAAAACCTTGAATGTAGTAGCAGCTCCCACTGGTGGTGGCAAAAGTATCTTTTTGTGTCACCATGCAGCCGCTTGCTTGCGTCAAAACAAAAATGTTCTGTATATTACACTCGAAATGAGCGAGCAGCGAATCGCCGAACGCATCGACGCAAATCTCACCAACACGCGTCTCAACGAGTTGCGTGAGTTGCCGTATCAAATGTATGAAAAGAAGTTTCAACGCGCGACACAAGAAATTCACGGCAAGTTGATCATCAAAGAATATCCCACAGGTACAGCTAGTTCTTTGAATTTCCGGCATTTGCTAGACGAACTGCGTCTCAAAAAGAATTTTGTACCTGATGTAGTGATTGTTGATTATTTAAACATCTGTGCTTCGGCTAGATACAAAGCAAGTGCCTCGGTAAACAGCTACACGCTTGTGAAAGCAATAGCCGAGGAATTGCGCGGTCTTGCGGTCGAAATGAATGTGCAACTGTTTACAGCCACGCAAATCAATCGTCAAGGATTCAACAACAGCGATGTGGATCTCACCAACACAGCCGAGAGTATGGGATTGCCAGCAACTGCCGATTTCTTTATTGCTTTGATTGGCACCGAAGAACTCGAAGAACTGAATCAGGTGATGATGAAGCAACTCAAAAATCGTCTTGGTGATGTTGGCAACAACCGCAAGTTTGTTGTGGGTCTCGACAAAAGCAAAATGAAGTTTTACGATGTAAACGCATCAGCGCAACAAACAATTGTTCATGTCAACAGCGAAACTGGCAGAGTTGCACCCAAAGACGATCAAGATCCGTATGATGATTCGATATTCAACAAAAGCGACAAAAAATTTCGACAAAAATTCGACGATTGGGAATAAAAACAAAATCTTGTTAGTATAATAAAGTATAGTTTGCGGGATAGATTAAAGGCAGATCATCGGTCTCATAATCCGATCGTGGTGGTTCGAGTCCACCTCCCGCTATTATGAACAATCAAGATAGTTGTTGGTACTGCAAAAAAGATGATGGTGAGATGAAATTCTGCTGGGAATTTGATACATTTGTTCATGTTGCTTGCGTACAACAAGCAGCCAAAAACAAAGACGATCGCGAGGCGCAAATTATTGCCGATGAAATTTTGGGTCCTCGTAGCTCAGTTGGATAGAGCTATGCGCTTCTACCGCATAGGTCGCAGGTTCGAGCCCTGCCGAGGATGTTTGGAGAAACAATGAATTATCGACTTCACATTGATGTACCGCTTGTAGCCGACATGAACCAATCGGTTGCAATGTCTAAACAATTAATAGAAATTATTAAAAATTCTTTAGTTGATAATAATATTGAGAACATTAAAATAAATTATCGTTTAGGTAACGATGAAGATCGTCAAAAATCAAATTATTTAAATATTAATGAAAATGGACATGCGAGCAATAAAAAAAGTATTATTGAATTATAATTTTAGAATACCATTATCAAATTCCCAGTGACAATTTGGACATAATCCAATTATATTTTTATCGCTGTTGATTTCAATAA